CGAAGGCGTTCGCAAGCGCGCCGAATGCACTCATCAAGACTGACCGGCATCTCCGTCGCGGCGGGCTCGGGCTGCGCTGGCTGGCAGGTGTAGCCGCCTTCGTACTTAGCGTGCTTGTTGTACGGCGCTACCAAATCACCGCACGCTGGGCAGTTGCCTACCGGAAATGCAGACCCGTGCACCTTCTCCGTCGCGGGCTGGCAGGTGAACGAGTCTCGGTTGTAGCTCGAAACGTGGTTCTCTCCCGTCTCCTCTTTGCAGTTCGGGCAGACCGCCTTCTCCGTCGCGGGCGCGAACAGGGCGCTCGCCTGCCCGACTTCGACCAGCGCGCTACCCTCGAATGGGCGGAAACCGGCCAACTCACACAGCGCCTCTTCTCGGTCGGGGTGAACCTTGCCAGAGCAGTACCATCCGGCATCTTCCGGCGCATCCTTGCTGCTGTCGTAGTAGAAGCCAAGCCACCCGACGAGAGGCGTAGGTGGCGGGTACATCTCGCGTACCGTCGCGCTCAGCGTGGCGGGGTCCAGCTTCGCGTTCTCGCTCACGCGGTGTCTCCCTTCAGCACCAGCGCAACATCCGTCCAGTTGTGAATTGGGCACTCACCATTGATCCAGAACACCGGGCGTCCGTCGATCTCGCGCCCGCTCCCCCTGCCGTATCCGTTGTCTAGCACCGGGCACTTGCAGCCCTGCATGATGGCTTCGGCGCTGCCGGGGTTGGGCTTCGTGTTCTCGCTCATCCGATCTCCCTCCTGATCTCCTCGATCTTCTCCGCAATCCACAGCGACTCCTCGTTGCAGTAGCTACCGGTTGGGTTCGCTTCACTGGTGTACCGAGAGCGCATGTGGGCGATCAGTTCCTCCAGCACCTCGATCTGCGCGAGCTTCAGGTGGCGGAGGTGGTCGGCATTTTTCTTTTTCATAGCTTTCATGTAGTCGCCGTACAGGATCAACTGACCGTCCGACTGCGGAAGCATCCGCGTCGAGTTGTGGGCTTCCATTGTTTGAAAGTCGAGCCTGTACCGCTGAATCTTCTCCGGCGTCGGGGCGGTCACTTGGAAGGCTCCTTGCGCACGATGCGTTCAGATGCAAACCCTAGGTGCCCATCCGACAGATCAGGGAGGCGCAGATCGGCCTCCATTCCGATTCTGATTCCAGCGAGGTCTCCATAAACGATCTCGGCGCAATCTAGAATGACCCTAGCAAGTGCGTACTGCGGCGTACTCGATGGCCGATCTTGTGCGTTAGCCTCGTCGCAAAGAGCGAAGTAGTAGCGCCTCAAACCGTCGCGTCCTGTTCCGGTGTTCGCCTTGATGAACTCTCGATGCTCGTTCAGTTCCATCTCGTCACCCCTCCCGATTCAAACCCGTCCGAGAAGATCTCGGTCCAGATGTACCCGCCCGTCACGCCCACCACATACCACCCGAACCTCTCATCCACCACCGGGTCCGACCGGAACCGCACGAACTGCCTGCCCCATGTAGACCGAATCGGGAAGTCAAACCCCACCCCGTTCTGTGCTGGTCGATGCGAGATGACCGTAGAGAAGTTCGGAACGTCGATAGGCGACGACCGCAGCGCGAAGTTACTCCCGCTCGCCGTCTCGCCCTGCACCCACACCACTCGGTCATTCGTCACAATCAGGTCCTGCCTGACATCTTGGAGAGCAGGAACGCTTGCGCCTACATGATACCATGCTCCGTTAGGCTCTACCTTGGCTCGGATCTCGTACACCTGATGCCGGTAGCAGTCGCAGACTTGCACCGTGTGCTTGCCGTCCGGGGTGGGGTTGTCATAGATCATGCCACCAAATGCAGCAATAGCAGCGGCAATAAACAAACCAATAAGCACACAAATGATTAGATATCTAATGTCTTTTCCTTTCATTCGTCCTCCCTGTATAGATCAATTTTAATCACCGTGCTTTCCTCCTTCATATGAGTGCGCCATTCAATAATACGTGTTCCATCCCAACTAGCAATCCACTTGTCATTGCTGATGATTCCAGCCCTTTGCAGCAAGTCTCCACAACCCACCATACATCCATCAAGGTCTGGCACAGCCCCCTTTCCGGCTAAGAAGTATGCCTTCACGTGCAGTCGCTGCTCCTTGCTCCCAATTGCTTGGCGGTTTCCCCATTGTTCCTTTAGATGTGGCAGTCCAACCTTGATTGCATGAGCAAAGTTCTTAGACAATGTTGGCACCGGCACAAGCCTCTTAAGTCGAGGACTAAACACCATCCTCATGTCTCTGCTGTTTTTTGCTAGTGCGGGTCTTCCTGGATACCACAACTCCACGGGCCACTCTATCAACCCACTGGATTCTTGGGAATCCTGCGGTGGAGTAGGTCCACTTTTCTTTTTGGCAGTCTTCTGTTTTGACATATCCCTTTCGGTGTAGAATAGAGATCATGTTGTTGTAATCATGAATGTGAGGAGCATCATACGTGCACAGATTAAGGTGCTTACCAGTGGCAGATTCTGACTTCTTCTTTGCCCTGCACATGGGTGAGCATGTGGATGAATGCCTTGAGTTCTTTGGTCCCCCACACACCACGCATACAGTGCGAGCCTTTAGAAGTGTTGCACGTCTCTCTTCTGCACACTTCTTAGAACAGGTCATCATCTTGGCACCATGCTTAACGCTATACTTCCTAACGCTCCACCTAGACTCAAACTCCACGCCACAGTTTCTACATTTATTCCACACTGGTGGCCTTCCATGAGAACTTCTTCATGTCAACATCGAACAGAATCTTGTAGGCGGGAATGTTCTTTCCCTTGATGTTTGCCCCACCAATCCTCGAAGACTGCTCTCTGTTGAGTTCAATCACATAGTCTGGGTTGCTTTTCATGGCCCTGCTCCCAGACACGTCACCATCCTTGTTGGTGTGATGCACAATCACCACAAGGCATGCATACTCTTTGCTCACTTGTTTCATCTGAGCAAGAAGCTCATCATCTGCATAGTAGGCGTTGGCACCGGCGGTGTCTTGCATTGGACGGAACCTACCCCAGATATCAATAACAACAATCTCGATATCTGGATTCGCCTGCAGCACTTCTCTGAGTTGATCGAGCCCACCATCATACATCCTTGGCCACTCAAACTGCACCCTCAGGTTTTGAGGCGGGGTGCGACCATCAAGAATCTTGCGCCACCTGTTCTGTCCCATAAGAGTGTCTTGCTCAAGGTCTAGATACAGGACACCCCTTGCCTTAGGTACAGCAAAGTAGTCCCACACCTTTTGTCGAGTTGCCAGAGACAGCGCCACCTGAGCCATCATGCCCGATTTCCCCACCTTCTCATCCGAATATACAATAGCCAACCCAGGAGCAAGAAGGTCTTCAACAAACCAGTTAACACTACCCAGATCAGCCGCAAGCAACTCTGGAAGAGTCCACATCTTTCCTGATTCTTTCCTGCGCTGTTCTTCATATCTCTTCCACACCCTTGAGATAATCTTCTTAATATCAGGAAACTTCTTATACCCAGATCCTTCGCTCGACTTTGCAATCCCCTCAAGGATGATCTCTGCTTCTTCCTTCTCAAATCCCCTGGCTCTCATTGAGCATGCAGCCCTGAACAATCCCACCTGTCTGCTGCCGGGTTCAATCCCTTGCAGCATGTTCACTAGGCTAATACGTTCCTTACGTGCTGGATCTTCCTTTGCGGTGAGACACGCTTCCACCACCCACTTTGGACACCAAGGGAAGTTCTTAGGGAACAAGTCTTCCACCACACCAGTGTCTTCCCAGCTGTACACACCACCATCAGGGTGATTGGATGGCGGCACAAGCACATAGCTTCCTTCTGTTCTAATGTCCATCCCCTCCATGGCTTTTACCATTGGAGGAATCTTCATTCCCATGGGGAGCCTATACCAGTAGTGGCGGCCCCCTCCTTTTCCTGGGGTGACCGTCACCCATGTCTCGGGCAACTCCATATCACTGCTGTCCCTGATATGCTCATGAGCATTAGCATCGAAGTCCACAACAATGATGTCATGTGGCACAGCCACTCCAATGCCATAGTCCTTCTGCCCCCACCACTTCTTGATGCGATCTGGATCCAGCGTGGCTGAATAGAACCCATCCTTGGTGGCGGGGGCCTTGCTCTTTGGAATCACGGGGAACACAGGGAGTCCACGGGAGGCTAGCCATAGGGCAGACTCACGCAGATCATCACTCATTTCCTGGCCCAATCCTTTCCAAAACTGCAATGGAACCTAACTGGACAGTAGCCCACACACCTACGTGGATTACCCTCACGTGTCTCGATCACAGTCTTGGCAAGGTCCACCGGCTTGATGTTCTTTGCCATCCAGTCTAGGGCTTCCTTCTTTGTGTCACAGATCTTTCTTGCAGACTTAGCCCCAGTGACCTTCACTGCAAACCCAGATCCCTTCTTCCACTGCTCCTCAGTGCTGCATAGAGGAAGGTCTGCGGTGGCGGTGGCTTCAGCTTCCTGATGGATCTTCACACGCGCCTTGATGAATGCCTCAGCCTCAGCAAGTGTCCACATGGAGATGGGCATCAGCTTGAACCCAGCCTGTGGATACTCCCTGTCATTCCATGCTTTCTCTTTCTTCCAGTCTCTAAAGTTGGCCCACACCTCCAAGTTGTTGATGGTGTATCCATTCTTCCAACACAGCCAGCGATAGATGTTCATCTGCTGTGTCCATTCATCCTTGGCCCCATAGATGGCCACCCAATAGGATGTCTTCTTGTAGTCTTGGATGGTGAATGTTTCCTTGTCGATTACATCAATCTGGCCAGAGATTGTCCATCCATCCACCTCAGCAAACAATCGCCTCTCCAGCACGTAGCGCTCAGGATCCAATGTCTTACCTGCCCACTCAAGGATGGCATGCATCGCTGATCCATCCAATGCATACAGTTGATCGGCAGCCTCAATCTCCAATGAATCACCCAGCCTCTGTGTAAGCTGCCGAATGCGTGGAGGCTGGATCAGTCCAGTGGCAGAGATGTTAGATCCCTCGCTACTGTAGGGTCGGTTCTTGATTGCCTCAAATACAGGTTTGGGTAAGTTGTAGCTGTCGATGATCGGCAATCACTACACCTTTCCAAACTTTTCGTCAAGATACTCGCCTACACTTGCTTCTTCTGAAGCTTTAATAGTAATAGTTGGCGGCAAATATGACTCACCAAGATCATCATCAAACAATGAATCGATTTGATAGTATAGGTCGTCAATTCCAATGTCATTATTATGTGTACCACCAAGGAGCACATGCACCCCAGCCGCTTCCCTTTTGCTTAGTGTAATGGTGACAAATGGAATCCACTTGGTGGGTTTTTCTAGATCCACTCTTTTTACCTCAGCCATTGTTCTTCTCCTCAAGCCACTGCAGAAGGCGATCAAGCGCTGCATCATCAAGCCCACGTGGATTCTCGAAACCGGCTTCTGCAAGATCCAACAGAGACAGATTCTTGCGATTCATCATTCCACCAACCCGCTGTAGCTTAGAAGGTTCCTCAATAAGATTCTTGATTGGCTTCTCAACCACTTCAACATGCTTAGTGTCTGGTGCTGGATCATTGCCATCATACCACTCACGCACCTGCTTACCAAGCGCCACCCCTGGCTTGTTGTACACCTCACCGGAAAGGAACGCCACGCGCGTCTTGTCAATCATCATATTGTTCGACATGTCCATGTTACCCACAATGTCGAACTCATATTCAAGACCCTCTCGCTGGATGGGTGCCATGCCCACCTTGCGGATCTCAGTCTTGCCCTTGTCATTCTTCTCTTGCACATACTCCTGCTTCACCCGCATAGTGACAAGCATGTGGGCGGGAGCAGATAGGATCACGTCATTCAACTCAGCCAACACAGGGTTGACATCCCGCCATGCGGTGAAGGAATTTCCACTCTGACTCTTCCTGGCTGCCTTGTCCACCATCTCCAGCGCACCGCCCTTCCCTGCCCAAGCGTGGGATAGAGAGTCAGTGATTACTGTATCATATCCCTGCGCCACCACATACTTGATGCACTCTGCATACATTGCGGGGGAGAAGTTGGGCAGATCCACCTTGTCAAACTTGACATCCCCCAGGATGTCTGAGTAGTTGTCTGCGCTCCCTCGCTCTGTGTCGATCACAACAATCCGCCCGTTGCGGGTGAGCCCCTTGGCCAGTAGCAGGGCAGTGTATGTCTTGCCACTGCCTGATGGACCAATGATTGCCCATCGTGCATGCTTACCTTTGCGGTGTGCCTGCCTGATTTCAAACTGCATCGTCATATTCTATAGCTCCTTAGAACGGAAGGTCGTCAGTGCCATCAGTGGATGGGGTGGCATCAGCACCACGCGCAGGAACATACGGTCCCTCAATCCAGTAAAGCTGGTAGTCGGGGTTGCGCTTGTTGGGGCTCACCTCAATCATGGCATACTTTCCATCCATCTCCCGGATAGCCTTCTGCATCTCCTTGCCATTGGTGATGGGTCGGCCAAAGAGGTTCTTCAGCTGCTTAGCAACACGCTGCAGGCCCTTCTTCACCTTCTCAGGATCATCACCACCAAGCCAGAACTTACCGTTACCCACCACGCTTGTGCCATTGAAGTTAACCTTGAAGCTAACAATTTCCTTGTCCTCATCCACAAGCACGTTGGTGATGAGTGCGGGATGAGATCCCACCGGCATTTTGTAGTCGCCGCCAGCTTCGATGTCGCCAATGTTATCAAATAGACTCATGTTCACTTCTCCTTTGGTTGTGCTGCGTTAGTTGTGATGCTTAAAAGGCACTGCTTCCATGGCATATTCATAATGCGGATGTTCAATGGCGTCCTTACCATTATTTAGATCGTTCACCATTTCACCAGCCTCATCGGGATTATCAAGGACAAGGAACAAATCCGGATCCCCTCCCCATTCCTGTGATCTCCTGTGTATTACGTAGACGTAACTGTATGATCCATATTTATCCATGAATCCCCCTAAAATTTTCTAAGGTGCAGTCCGTGCGTCACTGCTACAGTTTTGTGTTGTAGAGCCAAGAGATGATGTTAAAGATTGCAGAGATTGCCAGAAACATATACACAACGAACGTGACAAATACAAACCATCCCCATCCATCGTGGTCTTCGTTTCTTAAGCACCTAAGACACACCACAACAGCTGCCACCAGAGCCAAATAGAGCATAAGCACCACTAGCGCATTCATTGGAGCGCATCCTCAATGGCCCTCTTCATGGCAATCCTCTGTCCCACCTGAGGATCATACTTGTCGGTGGGCCGTCGCTTGGCAAACCCAGCGCCACGCGCTGTCCCCTTGAGTGCATGCACCATCTCCACCACCGCTGCAGTGTAGTTGCCCTTGGAGATAAAGTCAATAGCCACGGGATGCCATCTGCGATACCTCTTCCCGCGAGACGCGCGCCGGATGTCTTCTTCGGCCACTTCACGCAACCCAATCTTATCCCAGTTGTCAAGCCACACACGGGTTACAACCTCTTGTCTACTCACTGTATTCCCCTTTCTCGATAAGGGCTAGCTCATAGCTGGAAGCTAGCTCATGTAGGTTGTCGGACTCATTCTCAAGATCCTCAATGGTGGTGGATGGCTTCTTTGCTAGCGCCAGCAGTCGAGATGATTCACGCTTAATCCCGGAAAGTAGTTCAAACACTTGGGCAAATGCAAACTGCTCACTCTCGGACATCTTGTTAGACATGCTCATCTCCTGGATCTGAATCGGTGATGGTGGTGGTGCCATAGTAACCTTGGTGGTAGAGATTAATCAGTTCTGCAGCAAATGCCTTCAGTTCGACAAGCACCCCTTCGCTCTCCTTGCGGTCGAGGTAAAGGTCGTCGCTGATCTTCTTCTGATACTTCCCAAAGATGTCATTGGTGAGTGCTGGTGTGGCGGTCATAGAATGTCCTCCCAACTAGGTGGATCAATCACCGGTCTATACCATGATTTGCACACGCCGCTGTTGGCAACAAGACGATAGACATCACCCTGATCTTCGCCCTCAACGTCTAGGACAAGCACGGCATTCGCATACAACATGCTAGCTTCGATTAAGCACTCCTCCATATAATACCATTTGCTGTATCCACCAGCCCATCCGTCATCAATCTGATCGAATGGAGAATCCACTTCATCTTCATTTTCGCGCTCGCCGGTTGGCTCATAGGCAATTGATGTGGCAATCTCCTGGAATTCATCACCGCTGATTGGTTGCTTCGTGTTGATATCATAGACAGTTAACCTATAGCTGCTGTAATATCCCATTACCGGTTTCCATTCTTAGGCATGGTTGTTTCTCCATTGAATCCAGCAGATAGCCTGCATCTGGCTGGGCAGTATGCCCACTTCAATAGCTGCATCCTTGTACACTTGGCTGTACTTCTGATAGGCACCCACCTTCTTCAAGATACCACCCCTCTCCTTGTCTGTCAAGTGCCTACCCAGCAGTGCTGCAATAGCATGCCGATCAATCACCACATGGGCTGCATTATCTGGATCCTTGATGCACTTCCAGAATGCATATGTCTTGGGGGCAGTGCGAGGATTGATCCATTTAATTGGATCATCCCCATCCCTGATGGCAAGTGCCTTCTCCTTGAACTGACCGTAAGTGGACACGGTGACATCCTGTCCTTTCCTGGCTGCACACACAGACTCAGCGTCACGGCAATTCACCTCCCATTGCACTGCTGGGGATAGCACTGCAATCACCCCGGCAGCATGACTACAGGATGCCAGTAGGAAGCGCTCAGTGAGGCTGAGAGCGATCTTGTTGGCCTCTTGATACCATCGCATCCCTTCTTCCCTGATCGTGGGTCCTGCGGCCTTGTAGAGATCGAGCAAATTTGGAGAGAGTGATAACAGGTTCTCAATCACTGGGATGCCACCCAGTCTCTGTCTTTGATGTTTAGGGAATCATAGTCGAATGATGGGGCGTGAATGGGTTGAGTATAATGAAATATTCTGTCCAACTCAACATACACTGGATGGTGCCATGTTGTTCCCCATTCCCTCTTGTTGTTGCTTACCCTGCTTAGCACCATATACACATAAGCAGCCTCCCTCATGCTCATGTCCAGCACCACACGCTGCACTGGCACTTCAACCTCCACAATCTTGGTGACCTTTTTGGTGGTGCCGGTGTCCACTTTCTTAGCAGTTGCCATCTTCATTGTCCTTTCCGTCATCAAAAGAATTAATCCAATTCGTTCTCTCTGGGGAGATGTTGACATAAAGTTTCATCCTGCAGTGCGGTGCATCAAAGTCTGGGTTTAGAAGTTCTCGCAGTGAGGTATATACCCTTGATGAACCATTTACAATGGATCCAAGAATAGTCATCACATATGCTGCTTCCTTTTTGCTCATCTCCAGCACCACCGTATCCCTATACACTGGCGGCTTGATCTGTTCTGTACGCAGAGTGGCTTTTGTCATTGTGTAAACTTCTCCTGTAGTCCTTCATGGTTGGTGTATGTTACCCGTCGAGCTTCCACTCCATACTTCCACAAGCTAGATTGGCAATGCACACACGGCCTAGACATTGCCAGTGTGCCATCTTTCCTGAACCTCTGCACATGCACTCTCACCTTCTTTGTGTTCCATGATTTAGGCATCTTACTCAATGCCCTCATCTCTGCATGACCAGCATGACTAGTGTTTCCGTCGCTGAACTTCCTGTAGTAGCGAGGAGATGTCTTCCCATCATTGGTGGCTACAATGACGCTGTTGCCATTGGTGATGGTGCACACCACTAGAGGATGGTAGGGTGCCACCTAGATCTCCTTTGGTTCCATGTACTTGGTTATGTTAAACACCTCGCTGTCTGACACGTGCCCATACTTTAGCGTCTTTGCTCTATTGTGCGCCCATGCCTGCACCGCATCAATCCACCCACCATCCCACCACCAGCCCTGCGCCTCCTTGTCTTCTACGATATCAATAAACTGCATCGCATATCGTTGAATGACATCAATCCCGTCTCTTGAATCTCCGCCTCCAATGCTTGAAAGATTGAAACCATACCCCATGTATGCGGTCCACAATTCGATCACTAGTTCCGTGTAGTCATGGAGTTCTGCGGTGTCTTGGAGTTGTCGCATTATTCTACCTCGTCGGGGTCTGCGGTTCTAATGCTATCTGTATCTTGGTAGGGGATGTACATGAGCTGGATTGGTCTAATCCAAAAACCAGATGGACCCATTCCATTAAGAATCCCAGTGACAATTGTTGAATTGTACATTACCGTTACTGGGGTTCTAAACTTTAGTAAGTCCTCCACTTGACCGCGAATGTAATCGTTGCCATTTCCCATGTCAACTCCATGCCCTAGCCAACAGTGGCTTGTTGAGTGATGGTGCAATGAGACGCTTCTTGTAGCCATTGCCAATGTTGATTGCGTTATACAATCTAACCGCTTGGGTCAAATTACCATGCACTCGATACTTAGTGCGGTAGCTGCCCTTCTTTCGCAAACCCACTTGAACAATAAACTCTGTCAAATAGTGGTATACAATCTTTCTGCCGTCAAGTTCATTTTCAATGTGGAATATTGTGACAGTCTCTTTATCGCCGCCTATCTTCATCGACTTCCTCCTGGGTTGGTGGATTCCACGGGGTGATTGGTGGCTTATATTGCCCATCGGCCTCTCGCTCATCCCACGATCTCCTTCCTCAGCGCGGCGATCTGCTCTGCAATCTGATCGGCCACGACATACAGCTTGCTCTGCATCTCCTCCAACACCTCGATCTGCGCGAGCTTCAGGTGGCGGAGGTGGTCGGAGTAGGTGACGAAAGCCCCGTCGTCCGCCTCTCTTATCGACGGCCCCTCCCATACATCTACCCACTCCCACCGCTCGATCTTCTCCGGCGTCGGGGCGGTCACTTCGGCCTCCACTTCCAGCACAGCGCGAGAGTAAATCCTAAATCCAGTAACGACTCCGATTACCCAACACACCCACTGCATTTCGAGCGTTGTCAGTTCCATCTCGCCCTCCCTTGATACAAGATTATCACAAAAAATACTATATAAGGAATCTATTCATCAATGCTACTCGGCATCCACTCTCTTCTTCAGCGCTTCCCATAGCTGGCGATAACGCACTAAATCTGCGTAATAATCCACTTCTTCAATTGCTATTTCAACATCTGATTTATCTTCTGGATAACCAAATGCCATCATGCCACCAGCTTCATGGCTTCAGCATGCGCCCGCTTCAGCACATTGCCATTCTGTCCCCACCACAGGCTGGCATACCGATTGTCTGCATTGCGTCCAGCCTGATGGGACAGGAATTCAGTGATGCCATTGAATGCACCCCACACGGTATTCTGGATCCCAAAGTTGCCAATGCCAGTGGCAGACAGGGCGGTGATCTTGTCGATCATGTTGGTGGCCCGCTTGTTGGTGTCCTTCTCCTCAAGCTCCAACACAGTCTTGACATAATTGCGGATGTCAGACTGATTGATGCTGGTGTTGAGCATCTTCTTGTAGTTGGAGATGGTGGCCTTGAAGTCCCGTGCTGCCACATCAATGGTGTTCATCACCATATCCACGTTGGCCTCCACTCCACCACGATGAGTGATGCGGATGAGCTTGGATGCACTGCTGCTCCAAGCTGCATGGATAGTGTTGCTGCACACCACGCGGATGTCAGTCCACCCAGCAGAGATACCAATCTTTCCGGTGTGTCCAAAACTGAACAGGAAGTAGCGCTTAATCTTATCACCAGCGGTCACCTCCTCATCTTCAATGCTCACCTCAAGAAGGCCCCACACAATGGCTCCACGCCGAATGGTGCCCATCACATTGAGTTTCAAAGCCCCTTCAGATCGGGCAATGAGTTCATCCAGGGCTGCAAACCCAGTCATATTCACGTAAGGTTCATAATCGCCAGTGCATGTGCCTAACACAAAGTCAATGTCGTTCCTCACCAGTGCGTACTGATTGTCCACCTCAATGAAGCTGTTCAACCCTCCACGATTGATCTCCCGATACATCTGGTGCTTGCCCACTTCCCAATTCATCCTGTTCTTGCGAGCGTTCTCGCAGAGTGTGATGTTGGGATCCACTTCTTCAGCAATCTTGTGCCAAGGAATGTCGGTGCCCACTGCATACAGAACCTTGTCCACTTCGGTGACTTCATGAGCCATGATGGATCTCCTTGATAAAGAGTAGGTCTTGCGGAGAACTGTAATGAGCGGCAACAGTTATTTTTGCATCTTCAAATGCATCCTCTACAGATTTGAAACCATATGAACGCAGTGACATCGACGGTCCATACGTGTTCTCTTCATACCACATGTACTTACCCGGATCTAAATCCCTAGTAATGTGGATGGTTATCTCATGCACTCTCCGTCTCCTATTGCAGCAGGTAGAACACTGAGATGATTCCCAGTGTGAGTAGATAGAACACAAGATACACAAACAGGATCAGAAAGATGCCCAGTGTGGCAGTGCCAATCCAGAACACCACTTCAATAATCTTGTCAATCATTGCTTGGAGTCCATGGATTTTCTGTAATCCATCTAATGAACAAGCAATTGTATGAAGCGGTTGTGTTGAATTCACCCGCATGGATGATGCGCTTTAAATCCCCCCTCTTGAGTTGTCTCATTGCCACCACCTTGCGCCTAAGCGCAACAGACTTATCATTCCCGTGCACCACCTTTGTGTTCAGCCTGACAAGACAAATCCAAACCCCGCTTTCCAACCGTTTGTATTTTACTGCATCTTGAATGTTGATGGATGCATGCATTCCGTAGCTGCACAGAATTGGATTTCCATCAAATACACCCTCTCTATGAGATGTTACACGTCGAGCTTTCATTTCCCTCCCCGGCACCACCTCCCTGTTGTCACCATATGACAAGCACCTGTCAGAACGCAGAATATGAAAGTACAGTTCCCCGTTTTCGTTGTCATCGCAAAGCTTGTAATAGTTTAGCAGACTCATCGTGACACCATCTCTGCAAACTCATCAGCATGCTCATCCAGCCAGGAGTCGAATCCATCGATGGTTTCAATGAGTTCATGAGTGCGAGTGGTGGGTTTCATGTCCAGTCTATACTTCACATACTGATTCTGATTGCCCGGTCGGATGTCAAACCTCCAGATCTTCTTCAGTCGGGTATCAAAGTTGAATGCAGTGAGAGTGTATCCATCTTCATCACCCACGATGTTGAGCTTCACCTTGCTGAGATCACGCATTGTTACCTCCATGGTAGAGAGCAAACGTGGACACAGAGATACCCACCTTGTCGAGAATCAACTTGCATTCCTCCATGATCTCTTCTGCCAATGTCTGTCCATCAGCAGTTTTCTGCACCACCTCTGACCTGATTCTGATCAGGTCATTGATCTTGTCAAGCATCCTTGGCTCCATTCGTTTCTCCTTTCTTCTGGAATGCAAACACATTGGGTGGAAGATCCACTGCATGCTGATTATTATACATCAGCACAAGCTCACTGACAATAGCTGCCGACTGCTTGGATGGTGTGAATTGCCCCAACACCACAGGAACAGGAGAATCCCCATCATCCAGCGCCAGCAGTGTTTCTCCGCTAGGAGCTAGCACACAGAGTAGTTTCATTCTTCCTCCTCAGGAAACATCTTGTCCCAGCACTTGCCACATGTGCCGCTGAGAAGAAATTCCCTTTCATCACCACTAAGGTCTGGGAATGCGTTCTGGATGTATTCACCCCCACGAAGCTTGAACAATCCTAGTCCAGGAACCGTCACTGATTTCTCTTCACCACACAAATCACACTTCCCGGTGAATGTGTAGGTGTGCTGATGGTTGTTGTATGATTCAGTGTATTTCATGCTGTCAAGGAACATTAGTTCTCCTTTGCTACGTCAATAGAGTGCGTGCTTCCTCTGCTCTGCGGTTCCATTCTCCTGCAGGAGTGATCAGATCAACAGCTGGATCCGTTATTCTCAGCCATGCTTCTCTCAACACATGAGCTGTGCAGTCCACTGCCACCGCATTCAACATTATGTGCTTGCAGATGTACCTGATTGTGTCACCACTGGAAATGAAGTCATCCACCCCAATGATGTAGTCGGTGTAATACTGCATGCACCACGTGCCACCATGATTATCTGTGTCGGTGGGTTTCCTCACAAATCCCCACCTGCACCTAAGAATGTGGGACAGAGTGGCAGCCATGGACACGCCTGAGATTCCAGTGCCCACAAGCACCACATGTTTGATTGGAATCCCTTTTGCTTTCAGGTGATTCCTAATTGCAGTGCACAGTTTGGACATCAGCCTCCTCCTGGGTGCCACACCCATCATGTCTTCACCATGATAGGATGACATATTAATCCTCCCTGGATGGAGAGTTGTATGGAAGCCTGTATACCGTGTACCCACTCACGTTCACCATGAGATCCACCAGTGCCCTCACCTGACCCAACTGTTCATAGGTTAGGTTGTCCACAATGAGTGAATCATCCAAGTTATCCATTTCAATCACCATTTGGAATCGCATCAGTTCTCCATTAGCGCTTGTCGCGCAGAGTGTTGGATTTCTGGCCAATCATCTTCTTGTTGATGTGGACAAATCCCCAGTGATTGCTGGGTCGCATTGCAGCGCGAATCCCCATGTCTCCTCCGCAACATGGGCAGTCATAACGGAGGTGCTTCATGATCTCACGTCCCTTTGCTGCGGGTGACATCTTCTCACGCTGCGGATTGGTGTGCATCAGCTGTTCTCCTCAGGATCATATCCACGTGCCACTTCGCCGCAAAATGCCATGTCCAGCTTAAACAGGTGGAAGAACAACTTCTCCGCAGCGGTGCGGTAGGTGGAGAACATCTTCATGGGTACTGAGCGTGAGTTGTATGTCCTCACCATGTGATCCCACATCAGAAGGAAGAGCTTCTGTGCCTCACGCTTGGTCATGTTCACCACCTCCCAGAGAGAATGAACGGTTTGCGGATGTTGCAGTAATACTCCGCAATCTTCAGCTTGTCGATCAACTGCTCCAGTGACATGATCCCATCAAACAGGATCACAGGGACATTGGACTTGATCATCAGAATTCCCCCTGAGAAGTGATTCCCATGTTCCTGAAGAACATCTGTGCATTCATGCTGTTTAACTCTTCCTGAGTGTACAGAAGAGGTTCCAGTGAATGCGCTTCAGCGCAAGCCAGGATAGCGCAGTTTTTCACTGCGATATCATTGTTGGTGAGAGTGTCTAGTTCCTTCACGGGACCGAATGGAGTGATCTGTGTCACCCTGTGAGCATTGCCCGCAGTGTGAAGCTTGATCCCCTTTCCACTCACACTCTGCAATGAATCAGAGAATGTGGAAGATCCCAAGCTACATCGTCCCTGCACCCTCCTGCGCCTGTGGATTGTTCCAAAGGAAGAAACAGGAATTGATCCTGCATTCTGCAGGATCTTGAATGAATCGCTCATTCTGTATTATTTCCTTTCTGTGGGGAATTGATCTATTTTCCTTGAATTCTTTATGCGTGAATGGCACATTTTTTATAGCCTCTTTATCCGCCTGTCACGCAAACTCTTGTTTCCCGAATGCAGCTACGCCCCTCACTCTTGCGAATGAGGGGCGCTGGATGCTACTGGATGCTTGAGTCTAGGTCAGAATGAGGTGGGCTGACTGGCTGCAAATCGTGCCTTGCTTCCCGTGCGATATGCGCGCACCGTCCAGCCGTCGGGGAGTTGCTCGGCGCGCAGCGTGATCTTCTCTTGCACCTTGCTCGCCCGGAGAAACTTCGCGGAACACTTCATCACATTCGCCGCATCGCGCTGTGCGGTTTCGCCCGTGAAATACATGCTGCCGTCACTCAACTTCTGATAGGCGAGGAATGGCGCACGACCCGGCTGTGCAGTGGGAGCGTACTTTGCCACTGCTGCAGCGAACTCCTTGCACCTGGCCGCAATGCTCTCCCAGACCGGCGGCACCTTGATCGACTTCTGCACGGTGCCAGAATGCTGCACAAGCTGCGCGAAAGCCTCCGGCGCGTTCTGATTCTTGTTGCTCATGATGTATCTCCATTCTAGATTGCAGCATGATTGCCGCAATCGCTGCTAGATTGATTGTCCTGCACTCTACGTCTCAATGATCGAACTGCTAGTTTCCCCGTCCGCTCCGCTCTCGTTCGAGAGGGGGACCCCCTTGGGGCGGGTCGCCGTCTGTCAAACCGATCGTGCAGGAGAATCCTATCATGGCTGTCAACCCCCCCCCTGCCGCGCCCGTGCAGGCGGGCGCTCGACCTGGGTGCTTGGGAGTGGCGCAAGGCCGCTGGTGGCGATATGCGGCACGATCGGCGAGATATCCACAGGGGGTCGCGGTGCGGCTAAGTAGCAGTGAAATCAGTGTTTAGCTAGCAGGGTGGCTGCTAGCGCGTAGGGTGGTGAGGATGCAGTCCCCCAGCGCGTCAGGGACCCGCCTAGTGCGTCTAGCGCGGTCTGATTATGGTAAACCTAGTGGCGTAATGGGAGCGTAATGGAGTGGCTTCAGTCTGCCGTCACCTAACCATCATGACGCGGGCAGCAGCAGCAGTCGGCCGGTCGGCTAGCCGTCCGCCGTCCAGCCTGGTAGTGGTATGAGGATGGCGGGGGGGTGCAAGTAGGGGGGGGGACGAGTGCCCGCTGGCTTCCGTGGCCCAGTGGTCCAGACCACCAATTTTACAATAACACAATTTCTAGAAGAGCAAAAATCCCAGGTCAGCAGCCCCTGGGATATAGCCCTCCACGCATGAGGTTGGCTTCTAAGCCACGATCAGCATACCACCCATAGGTGGGTATGACTCAGAAGAGATCGTGGATCCTAGGGCCTTCTATGGCACCACTCCCTCAGGCCACACCATCCCCACCTTCATCACATCCACACCCTGCGCTCCCCATGGGATAAGGTCCAATGACATCGCTGTGCCAAATCCATCATCACATGTAAAGGTAATGTAATCAATGACATATTGATTGTTGTATAGCTTCCTGATCACCCTATCCCCCACCCTGAAGTGGAACACCCCCACAGGTCCTAGCTCTAAGTCATAGGCTTCCACAGTGAACCTAATCATCACGATTCCTCCACACTGACCTCTTTATTTGACTTATAAGCCACGATCTCATCCAACCCATATGGTGGGTAGGGGTGAGTGGTTTTGATCGATCCTGGGGCAACGTCGTGCGAAATAGGGGCATTCTGGGATGCAGCCTCACGTTCCCTTCTCACCTCCTCCACCAGATCACCTGTCCCACACCACTCCCCAGGTGCATCTTTGGGGGTGGACACACACTCTCCATTCTGAATCCTTTTCTTTAGGATGGCTGCTCTTTCCTCATGCCACTGGATCTGTTCCTTCACCTCTTCGAGAGAGTAGATCCTCTTAGGTGCTTTTGGGGCATCCCATTCCACTGTCATGCATACATCTCCATTTGCAATCAGGTGTTTAGTCATCAATCCCTTTTCAGAGCAAGTAGTTCTTCATAAGTAAAATCCTTCAGGTCATTCCATTGTTCAGCGGTGAGATAGGGGTTTTCTCCATCCCCATAAGCCATGTAAAGGGCACATCTACCTCCAGTGACTCCACTCCCAAATATCACTTTGATTCCAAGCCTCTCATCTGTCTTCTTGTAGAACTCATTCATGAATGTTTGTCTATCCATCAGCTCTCCTTGGTGGCCACACTTCAGGTGCAGCATCTCCCCACTTAGCCTTCCATAGCATGAAAGCTTCAGACAGTTTCCTCTTGTCCCACAGTTCATATTCCTTGATGGGTCCACGTGGAGGTTTATCTAGCTTCACCTCATCCAATCCAGTGGACACAAACATACTATGGATTGAATATAGTTTATCCAGGATGTTTCTACCTTCTTGTGCTTCTAGATCATCCACAGACCATCTACTCCTTTCCACTGGAAACCTGATCAAGTTGTTTGTTTGTTTATCCATGTGTATGTCCTCATATGTATGAACATATGCCCTGAATGGTTTATTCCTGTAGATGTAGATGGTTGTTTGTTAACTATAGGTTAACATATATGTGTTTGTTGTACAGATGTAGATGGTTGTTTGTTTATGTAGCTACACACATGTAGGATTCATAAAAGCAGGCTAGAATTCATTCTGCTAACAGCAACACAGGAACTTTGGATTTTATTCCAAGGGCTTGGGAATGGACAAACTCACACCGTCATAATAGTATGATTTCCATGGCTAAGCACAAGAAAACAAATAAGTTACCGCACCCTCCAAAACGATCTTCCCAAAAACCTGGGAAGGTAATGTGCATTGGTGAGGAGGGGTCTTACAAGGAGAGATCCAAATCTTTGAATGCTCTTGGGTATAGGGATTACAAAGAGTACTTATTTAGCGATGAGTGGAAGAAGATTCGCAAATGGGTGCTGAGGCTGTTTGGCGGAAGGTGTTCGTTCTGCACACACAACTCTGGAGAGCTTCATCACTCAAGATATGACATAGACACGATGGCTGGCAACCGCCTTGACATGATATATCCAGTATGTCATGATTGCCATCAGTATGGTGAGTTTGATTCTTTTGGAATGAAACACGGTCCATGGGTGGCCACACAGCATATGAAGGCTAGATGCATAGCCAGGTTTGGTTATGATTGGCTAAGCACCTCTATGGCTAAAAGAGAAGAAAAGCATGAAGAATGGATTTCCAGGAATAAAAGTACACCTCCCACGGTTACCACACCTGAGGGGCAAGGAGGCCCGATGGATGGCTACAGTCAAGTTGTTTAGTTTGAACAGGATGGCTAGGTTTGTTGACCCAGTGTTTGAACGCAGTTCCTACTTTGTTCCTGGGGATCTTATTGGATTCACGGATATTGGTGATGGTGATATCCGACTACATCTTGCTGATGGAGTGGAGTTCTGCATAAAGTGCACGATAGAGGATCTTGAGGCAGAGATCAACCGAGCCCTGCAGGCCACCCAGGATGACAAGTCCGACTTCACCAAGCGCACCGCTGAGGAGATCAAGGAGCAGATCAGAGACATCAAGAAGGAATTTGATAAGAAGGAAGAAGATGCATTTAGAATGAATGACTTCTACCCTGATCTCGACAAAGACAAGAAAGGTGTAAACTAATGGCAAGAGTCACAAAGAAGCCGTCGCAGGTGAGCAAGGAATTGACAGCACCCACGTTGAACTCTCTGCCTCCACGTGATGCGCTGGCAGTGGAGCTAGCGCTGGAGCGTGTGCGCCATCATGGTAAGATTGGGGTGGATGTGGCTAAGGAGCTAGTGGATGTGGCTGATGCCATTGCAGTGCTCCTGGGATGGCAGAAGGCAAAGCGCACCCCCAAGCAGGTGGCAGAGGAAGAGTTGGACACACTGATTGATCGAGGAGAATCTAATGCTGATTGAGTTGAAGTTGGTGAAGAAGGACAGCCAGATGATCATTGGGGGCTCTCCTGAATTTGAGGATTGCGCTGTCCGTCTAGACTACATGGTGAGCGCAGGTAAGCATGACCAAAATAATGACTATTGTGAAGTATTTTTTAAAGGCTTTAATCAACCGCTACTTGTGGCTGAACCATACAATGAGTTCATTAAGCGCGCCACCAAGCTTGCCATAGACTATGGCATGGGAAAGGGGTTTGTACAGAGTGAGTGATCCGGTGGGTAATATTCATCAGCTTGTTACCTATGATGAGCCTGCTTCTGAATTTGCTAAACCAAATAGGAAGGGTCGCCCCAAGGGTAGCAAGAACAAGCCTAAGGATACATTGAGCAATGTGGGGCTAGAAAGAAATCAGCCAATTATCCCAACATTTGCAGTGGTGGATATGGATGATGAAGACACCCGGCCAGAGATCTCAACTCGATGGATTCACCTACTATTGAAGTCTGAAGTGGTGCCTAAGGGTCTGCCCATGATCATTAATAAGTGGGCAATCAATGGGGTGAGCAAGCTTCCTGGTGGGGGTGCTAGCGTGGTGGCGGATGTGGGTGGAGCACATCCCATGATCCTCACCACCCTGACCCCTTATGATGAGTTGGCTAAATTGATCGAGGGTATCAGTGAGTTTTAAGGCTAAGGCCACAGAGCTTGTCACCTGGACTCTCACCACGCAGAAGGACATTGAGATTCTTCCAGTGTGGGTGATGGACACTGGGCGGTTGAATGAGAAGCGTCCTGCCTATGTGAAGATGGCAGTGCCAGATGACTATGTGAAGAACCTAAAAGGCGACCAGCCACAGGACATCTACCTCATGCTGAAGGTGCCTCATGATGTGCATGAGGAGTGGGTGGATTGGAGCAGTCAACCCACAGGGATCCAGAAGGCCACTGGGAATTTTATCGGTGACTCTGCTGTTGTGCATAGTGATGAATGAATAACCCACGTGGCGACAGGGTAAGAGAACACCTAATCATAAATGCTTGTATACCCTAGCTCGCCACGTGTTAATATCTGGGGATGGCTCCCACGGCGGACTGAGCAACAGCGCATTGCTGGTCGGATCGCCACATCAATGCCGGTTTGGCCCACCTCACGGGCTGTTTGTTACTTGACCCGCTAGATGTTACACGGTTTTGCCACCTGTCTTCTAGCTGAGTGATAGCGGACTGTGATAGTGGCATGAGGCACACAGCAATCTGAGGAAAAGCCGCCCAAGGCTGCAGCACCCGGCCACCTAACCCGAGACTAGGTGGCCAGTTTTTTGTCACAAATACAGATCGTTTTTGTGACAAAAGTTGGATCACGACACGATGTCGCTATTCATGTCGTGATGATAAGATTGACAAATATTGTCATTGTGTAGCATAATGTTCCACAGTTAGCAGGAGAATATCCTCCTGCTCCAATAAGGAGCTAACCCAACCATGGCAACTTTCCCCAGTAATTTTACGTCTGCATCCGTCAACAGCAAGCTCGCAAAGCGAGCCCGTAGAGATCGGAACCCCAGCAAAACTAGCGGTTTCGCCATGCTTGATACCCAGAGCATTGCTATCGGTAACCTCACTGCGTATGACGTTGATGAAGATCACATCCGACTCCTGCAGTTTCCTGATAACTGCCACCTTGTTGGTCCTATGTCGATCACGTTTAGTGACTGGGACTCAGGTGCGGCTGGTGCGTGGACCATCAAAGCAGTGGATTCAGCTGGCACCGAGACTGCTCTTTCGGGTTCACTCACCACTGTTCCTCGTGCCGCTGGCGTGGTGGAGCTTGTGCCTAGTGCCACGGCGGGTATTAGTGTGGGCGTGGATGTCAGTGGCTGCTGGCTTGTGGTGGAATGCGACACTGCCCCCAACGTGGCTCCGTCTAGTGGAGCCACTATCAGAGCCAAGGTGGCTGTGTACCTTGGTGGCCTGATCACGCTGTAAGGAGCACACATGCCAATCACTCAAACTACACCCCACGGGATTAACCCTATCACGGTTAAGTTCCCCAAGTGGGTGGATGCAATCTTCCTGGGGGCTGGCACTGCTGAGTCCTATACCGTGCCCGCAGGGGCTGGGTATGCACTCATCACCTGCAATCTACCAGTGTGGGCATGCATTTCTGGCACCGCTGTGATTCCCACCACTGAGGTGACTGATGGCACTGCACCGCTGTATCTGTCTGCAGGTATTCAGGTGAAGCTGGACAGTGGCCAGACGGTCAGCTTTATCAGAGCCACGGCTGCTAACACCATCATCACTATTGGGGTGTATCTTGCTTAATCGGTTCATTATACTGATCACTTTCCTACTTTCTGTGTCAGCTAATGCACAGGTGGTGGGTGGTGGTCCGGTGATTGGTGGTGGTGGCGGCGATCTCTCGGCCTACGTCCTTCTCGCCGGTGACGAGGATGGGCAGACGATTCAGGGGCTCGCGGGGAACAACAAAGCCAGAATCGAGCTGTCCCCGGAAGGAGAGCCCGCAGCCGCGAGGATGGTTGGAGGTGGGGCAGCCAATACCGCAGTCGTGTTTGCTGACCAAGGCTATGCAGGGCTCAGAAGTCCCGACACGAATACCGACTGCTCGGTTACCAACGGAGCGCTATCGTGTAACTCCGACAATTCGGTAGCGTTTGGAGTCAATCCGAATGGCGGCTACTTCGGGGCTAATCCGACGGGTTTCTATTTCGGAGGCCCTACGGTAAACATTGCCTCATCTCAAACCCCGCCCACCAACGCCAACGATGCCTGCACTCAAGGCGACACCATCGACACGGCGACCTTCCACTACTACTGCGCTGCGACGAACACCTGGGTCCGCGTGGCGATGGCGACTTGGTAATACCTCAACCCAAGGAGAAGACATGCAAACCCTGAGAATCCCACCGATGCACAAGGCCGCGCTCGTCCTCACCCCGCTCCAGCCGGACGGCGAACCGGAGCCGATCGACGGCGACCCGATCTACGAACTCGACACCATCGTGACATCGAAGAGGCCGACTAGTGGAGCTACACGTTAATCTATGGAGCAAAATGCATGGCGATTGAGAAAGGTGTCACCCATATTGTAGATGTCGAAGCTGGGGCAGCAGTGCCGCCAGAAGGACATCTGCTGTATGCGCGAGACACCGACAAGCTTTACAAGAGCGATGGGTCCACCCTAACAGAACTATCCACTGGAGGCGGATCCTACTCCGACGAGCAGGCGCAGGACGCTGTTGGTGCAATGGTGGACACCACTCTGGTGTACACCGATGCCACGCCGCTGCTTTCTAGGGCAGCACTCACTGGCGATGTAACCGCAAGTGCAGGAAGCAATGCCACCACTATAGCCAATGATGTGGTCAGTGATGCAAAGCTTCGCAACTCAGCGGCGCTGTCTGTAATAGGCAGGTCAGCTAACTCATCCGGAGATCCGGCAGATATTTCTGGAGTCACTGTTGGACATGTTCTTCAGGTGCTTAGTGGACCGACTATTGGATTCGGTTACCACAGAAGGCCGTCATGGGACAATCCTCCGGCATCTCCGCATGCCTATGATGACGAGTTTGATACGGGCACATTAGATGCTAAGTGGACGATTGCAAGTGCCACAACCACGAATCCAGCAACCACAGGAACAATAGATTACACAGCATCACTAACCACTCCTATTGTAGATGTTGCCACCGTGCCTAGTTGGCTGTGCTTTCAATCTGACAACTCATCTGTTGGAACTGTCTGGATTGAACAAGTATATTCACCAAGCGCTAATTCTACGTTCTTCTTTAAGACCTCAGGTAACTCAAGAAGCACCAACGTAAACACGGAAGGAAGCACCTGGATTAGACTTGTTAACACAGCAGACTCAAACGAAGCTATTGTGTTATACCATTTAAAGAATGGCACTAACCATTCGGTTGGTCTTCAGGTGATCAACAATGGTGCATCGACATTGGTGGAACCGGCAAACAAGGCGGGCGAGAATAGCCCTGTTGGTCCTTGGTATCTTGTTATGTGGAAGAAGAGTGATGTATACCATGCTGGTTTTGCTACGTCTGATGGCGGAACATTCTCCTATATGGATGCTGGGTATGTAACAAAGACCGGCACCACCACGTTTGACAGGGTTCACATTGGATTCACAACCGCTAATGAAACTCCATCAATTATTGATGGAGTGGACTTCTTTAGATACAAGGCTAGTCTTGACTATTCCCTAGTGAACCCATAAGGAGACTAAATGGCACAAGTAAGCATCATCCAATATGCAGAAGTTAGCACAGGCAGTGGACAGCCACTCAGGATTGGTAGTAAGGTCATTCCATCCACGATTACCCTCGCCGGAACCGGAGAAGTACACCATAGGGTGTACAATGACATCGTTGGTCCAGCCGTTACTGTGCTGTATGAAAATACGTTGACTGGAATTAAGTGGTTTGCTGTTAAGGCTTCCGTGGACATTGTTATTGCATATGGAGGCACCACTGATTCTGGAAATTTCCCAGACACAAGTGCGATTGGAGTGACTGCAGGAAGATGGCAGTTCTTCAATAACGGCACCACCACCCTAAATCAAGGATCCAACGTGGAGGGTCGCCCAACAAACAATGCATGTGACATCATCAAGGTGGTGGCATTCAACTTAACCGATGCGGACATCGAATTCATCGCTGCCTACTGATAAGAACATGGCAAGGCTATTGTCTGAAAAGAGAGCTGCATCATTGCATATCTGGATCTCATGCAAGTGCCCGATTTGGATGATCGCTTCAGACATATCTATGATTGTGGATTCACGCAATGGCGTGGATTTCAACACAAGCAGCACCAACCCATAGGAGGTTGATATATGAGTAGCGCAACTGTAGGTCTTGTTCGACCTCCCATGGGTCCTGGCATGGGTGGTGGTGGTGGGATGCAACCTGGGATGATGGAGCCACCAGTGGTGGCTGATGGCGGGCCTATGGGACCCGCTCGCAAGCGCAAGCGCAAGAAGATGATTGCAGATGGGATGCCGGTTAAGCCAATCGGCCCCACCACCAAGCCCAAGCCTCAGATTGGAAAGCCTGTGGCGGCCAAGCCGGTGAAGAGCGATCCAATGAAAGAGATCATGGGTGGAGTTAGCCCAGACAAGAAGGAGAAAATCTAATGGCATACAAACCACCCACCACGCCCACCAGTGATCCAGCCCAGAAGGAACCAGTCATTCAGGGGTCTAGTGACCAAAAGCCATATGTTGGCAAGCCGAAGCCGATGCCACCCACCCCTAAGCCTCCACAGCGACCTGTGTATGGCAGCTCAGATGGTAGTGGATTTGACTTTCAAAAGTATCTAGCTGGTCAACATCGTCCGCGCCCTGTGCAGGTGCTTCCCGGCCAGGGTCAGGGTCCTATGCCTGTGGGCACTAAGCCGCTGCCCAGTCCGGTGGTTAAGGATCCGCGCACAGGCGGGTTTGATCCTAGGAAGTTTAATGATCCATTCTATCGCGGCACCCGCTTTCCAAGTCCAGAAGAGATTGCTCAGCATGAGTCTGATCGGGCAGCTGGTGGGCTTGGTGGTGGCTACACAGCAGACATGGGCGATAATCGACTATACCGTGATCCATCAACCGAGCCTGGCAATCCAGAGTTTCGTAATTTCCTTGGGGACATGAAACCCGGTGGCATGACCCGTGGTGGTGATATCGGATTTGGTGAGGATCCCAACAAGAGGTATGGCGGTGGGGGTGCCGCTCCTTGGCTTGATGGGAAGATACTTCCTATGGATATTGGTCCTGGGTCTGCTAATCAACGTGCACAGGATTCTCTGAGAGCAGAGTGGGAAGCCAAGAATGGCGGTGGAGGTCAGCCTCCGTGGCTTCAGGGAAGGTTTTTACCCATGGATATTGGCCCTGGGTCAGCCAATGAGAGAGCACGAGCCGCGTTGCGGGCTGATTGGGAAGCCAAAAATGGTCCATGGCAGGGTGGCCCAATGATGTCTACTGGAGATAACAGGCTAAACCGTGGTGACATTGGTATGCGGCCTCCAGGGTTTGACGGGCGAGGTGTTGACGCTGGGTTTAGTGGCGAGATGACAACTGGCTTATGGAACCCGCCGGACAGGAACCCAGGCGAAAACCCAAATGATTACTACGCCAGAACCAGAGCTGGTGGTGGGATGCCGATTAGCGAAGTCCCCAAAAACATCAGAGACTTGTGGGCAAATGGCGGGGCGGACCCATATGGCGGGATGCAAGACATGAAGGGCGGACTAAATCAAGGTGGCCAGTCAGTGGCTCCCGGTATGGGGATGCCCACGCAGTATGGTGGTCCCACCCAGGCGCGCGACTTTAATGTGCCTAATTATGGTGCTCCTGTGCAGCGAGGTCCTGGTGCGCCGGGCAGTCCTCCTCCTGTTGGCACTGGCCCCGGAAGTATGGGCAAGCCGCGACAGCCCCGCCCGAATCGTCCGCCTCAGGGTCGGCCTCCCGTCAACCCGCAGCAGATGCAGCAGGGCGCGCAGGCTCTCTACAATGACAACACTATCCCTCATGAGTTCAAGGGTCAGCTGATGCAGGCTGCCCAGTCAGGAGATCCGCAGGCATTCAATGACATGCTGTTCAACTCAAACATTCCTCATGAAACCAAGCTTAGGCTGCAGCAGATGTTTGGCTATGGCGGTCAGGGTGGAGCACCCATGCAGTCAGCCACTCCAGATCAGGGACAGAACCCATATCAAGAGGTTACCAATGGCATTAGCCAAGCGTACAATGGTGTCAAGGGTTCACCCTACTACGGAGCTTTCTAACTGATACAAAACGTCGGCACTTGCGTGTAAGTGCCGACATATCAACACAAGGAGATACAACATGGCATGGAATGGAATCCCGAATGACCGTCCGCTCCCCCCGAGCAAGGACACTGGCAGCAAAGGTGGGAAGGTTAACTTCAACGTTAAGTGTGATGCCGGTAAGCACACTGGCCTCAAGGGATCAGGAGACACTCGCGGCACTGCTGTCAAGTCTGACTTCAAGCCGTTGTCGTTTGTTCCTGGCAAGGTGAACAAGATTGAGCATGCATCCAGCACCTATGGCCCCGCCCCAAAGGGCGGAGTCACCAAGAAGGGGAAGTAACGCACAGGAGGGTTGATGTCTAGCAGGAAAGAAGCAACAAAGAGGAGTGACATCAATCCTTTGTGGAGCATTGAAGCACTGAAGAAGGATCTCGAAGAGCATGTCGGTTCTTTAACTGCAATACTGAAATCATATGCCACCGCCTCCACGGGGTGGCGCGGCCTTTATAATGACGTGGCAAGATGGAGAGATATGGACCCTGACCTACAAAAGCTGATTGATGCAAACGTCAAAGCTATGGGGAAGAAGCCATTGGTGGCGAAGGGTAGGAAGAGAGCAGACACGAAGGATGAGGACGCAGATTGGCGCACTAGGTATGCAAATGAGTATCTAGCCACCAATGGCAATCTCAACAAAGCTGCCGCAGTGACTCCATACAAACCTGAAACCATTCTTGGAATGCTGAGGCCAGGGCGCACGGAGTATGACAAACAGCTTGTGGATATCATTGACAACTGTGACAGACTGCTTGTGGGTAAGGCCGCAGAGTCGGTGTTCAACTCTCTAGATGAAGCCGAAAAGAACCCGAACATCTCTCCAAAGGATAAGGCTTACATTGCCCTTGGGATCCTGAAAACCCACTCCAAGGGGTGGCAACAGAAGATGGAACTGAATGTCACTGGGTCTGTGAAGTTTGAGCTAGACAGGGGTAGGGTGGTGGCTGAGCTTCTGGCAGAGCAGCAGAGATTCTTCCAGCATAACCGACCGTTGGCACTCACTTCTGGTGAAGTGATTGAAGCAGAAGAGGTGCCTGTTGATAAGTGAAATCGAGCAGAAGAACACATGGCGTGAAGGGCTGGACATGTTTGAACACTACAGCCCATTGGGACTGGCCAACTCTGGCGCATTTGTTCCATCCACGCTAGACGAGTATGACGAGCTTTATGCTTGGATCACCAGCCTGAAGGACAAGTCTATGTCCAACTGGCAGGAGATGATGCGGCTCTACTCAAAGAATGACATCTACTTCCTGTTGAGCTACTTGCTATCTGATGGTAAGAAGTTGCACAATGAGCTTGGCCACCCCCTATACCGTCATGAGGTGTACTTCAAGTATTGCCGCAGAACTCAGTATCAGATTGACCACTTCCTCTCCACTGCAGATTCCAGTGCGCGTTCATTCAGCAAGAGCAATGTTCGCACAAAAGCTACAGCAATCCAGATGATGGTGAAGTACCCTAATGCCAGTCAGGCAATTGTCTCCAGTGAGCGCCAGTTGGCACAGCGCCAGTTTAGGTCGATCCTGGAGGAGATTGAGGGTAACAAGCTTCTGCGTATTGTGCACGATGATGTGTTCTTTATGGATGCACGTGATGCTGCCAAGAATGGCGAGGGATCAGTGTTCAGCGTGGCGGATGGTATCCGAGTGAAGCGCACCATGCCCCGCATGAACCAGACCTTGGAGCACCACAGCTTCTTCATGTCGGCCCCTGTTGGATCTCGATTTGACATCCTATACCTTGAGGACATCGAGTCAGAGAAGCTGGTGCAAAACAAGGAGATGATCGACAAGTTGCATGAGTCTCTTGCCGCCTTTGGCCCCTTGGTGACCCCTGTGGCGATGCCGCAGTCGATGGTGGTGCTGAACAACACCATGTACTCCAACAGTGGTGTGGCAGTGAAAAAGTACAAGGAGATGGAAGCAAAGGGGCCAGAGTACGCCTTCATGTACCCAGCAGAGCAGGGCAGCTTGCTCAATGGGAAGTTCTTTCCAGAGGAAGACGGTGGGTGCCCAGGTGGTGGTGTGGCAATGTACCCATTCACTGAGAAGTCTTTGTGGACTATCTTTGAGGCAGCCAACGCCAACAAGGGCAAATACTACAGCCAGATGCTGGGTGACCTCACATCGGGAGAAGACGCCACCATGAAACGTGAGTGGATCTCCTTTGTGAATGAGTCCCCAGAGAGAATGGCACAGAATTCAAATGCGTATGTGTGCATTGATGGGAGTCGTGGACTAGAAGATCCCACTGGATGCTTTGTATGGGCGGTGGGTCCAGACAAGAGGCTCAAGTGGGTGGGCGGCTTCAGAAAGAAGATGGACCCAGCCGGATCTCTATTCCACGACACTGTATTCAATACCGTGATGAAGTATGACAACTTGTGCGGACGTGTGGTGGAGGTGAGAGTGGAGCAGCTACCCAACCAAACGTGGGCAGATCTGATCCGCAGCGAACTCCAGTCGCGTGGGTGCTACATCCCTGTGGTGGCATGCAGGGGAAAGATCGAGGCCCGCACTGGAAGGTTCAAGCACTCTAAGATGGAGCGGATCTTCTCACGATGGGCACCTCAACTGCAAACGGGTAAGGTTGTATTTCCCTTGAGCAAGAAGTCTGGTGGTGTTGGAATCATGGCTTTTGACGACAAGAACAATCCGTTCTGCTTGGTGGACTACTTTCTTGATAATGAATATGACATGTTCCCTGCATCTAGGCATGATGACTTGCTGGATGCTGGTGGACTGATGTGGGACCCGGATGGCACTCCTGTGGTGAGCCCTCCTTTCAGAAGCAAGAACCATAGTAACAATTTCTTGTCGCGTCATTCCACAGCCACAAGCTGGAAGTCGGCGGGCTAATAGGAGACACATATGGCACAACAACTCACGCTCGCGCCTAAGAAGGCCCCTTTTGATTACAAGCCCTCCAGCAAGAAGGACATGGACCTACTGGAGTGGCTGAACAAGTGTATCTCTGAATCGTCTATGTTCTGCGAGCCTGAGCATGCAAGAGTGGAAGAGAACCAGAGGTATGAGCGTGGTTTCCAGTGGAGCGACGGGGACGCAAAGAGACAGCAGGACAAGGAGCGTCCAGCGCTGCCGCTGAATGATATCTCTAAGGGATTGAGTAGCGTGGCCAACCGAGAGATCATGGACCGTTACATGCCCAAGGTGTTTGGGCGAGAAACGGATGATGATGGCAAGGCTGAGCTTCTTGACGAGCTTAGTCGCTGGCAGCGTGATGCTTCAGAAACCGAGCATGAGGAGTCTCGCGCATTCAGGCAGGTGTGTGCCAGCGGATATGGAGTGATGCACAAGTTCTGGAATGAAGTGGCAGCTGACGGCAACGGCATGGTGCAAGATGAGGAAGTGCCCCTCTGGACTATGCTGTGGGATCCTCGCGCCAGAAAGCAGAATTTGGTGGATCGTAAGTACCATATCTGCGGAAAGTATGTGCCACTCACTGAGATCATTGATAAATTCGGAGACGGCAGATCCGCCAAGAAAAAGCTGAGAGCGATGGCTGAAGCTGGCGGTAAGGGTAATGGCGCAGGACCGGGCGGTTCTGCCGTGAATTCTCGCTGGGGATGGCGCGATGTGGCTAGCGGGAAGTGGTTTGTTAGCTCGCGTCAAGAACTATTCCTTACTGAATTTGAGTGGACAGAGAACAAGAATGTATGGAAGACTGCCGTGCCAGTGAGGTGGGATGAATGGTCGCAGTTTGTTTCATCTCCTGAAGGTCAGATCCAGTATTCAGCTAACCCAGAAACCGGAGAGCCAGTGATGATGGATATGGCTCAATATGGTCAGATGGATGAGGCTGGTAAGCAGAACTTGGCCTACTCAGTGTTGTCTGACACCACCATGAAAGTGATTGAAGAGAAGTCAGAGCTTGCGTTGTATGAAGAGTCCTACTTCCAGTGGACTGGGCAACAGCTTCAGTACACCAAACAGCCCAAAGAAGAGGTGCACTTCGCAATTGTAGCCAAGGACATTGTGCTGCAGCGTGGAGTGAGGAAGATGGGATTCACCTATGAGTTCATCACTGGGATCCCATTTGAGCAGCGTGATGGCACCCGGTTCTATGGATTTGTGGATATGGCCAAGGGTCCACAAGACTTCAAGAACGTGCTCTACAGCAATCTACTCACCCAGTATATGGCTTCTCCAAAGGGCACCCTCATCATGGAGGAGGGGCTTCCAGAGAACACCAACCAGTTTGCTAATGACTACGCAAAGCTTGGCGGCATCATGTTTGTGCCTGATGGAATGGTGGCGCAGATGGATACCCGGTCTAAAGTGCTTGAGGCTGGGCAGTTCCCCGCCATGCCCAAGGAGCTTCTTGCTATTGTTGAGGGTGGTGTGGAAGCTATGCTTGGAATCAACAGCCTAGATGGGGACCTCCGACGCATTAGCGGAAAGGTGGCAGATCAGGCCAACAGGGCATCGTCCACAATTCTAGCTATCTACTTTGACTCTCTAAAGCGCTATCGCAAGCGTTTCGGAATGCTCAATCTCAAGTTCCTGCAAGCTGCCTATGACTCAAAGGAGATGGCGCGCATTGTGGGAGGTGAGGTGGGTCAGTTCCTGGCTGGGATTGATGACTGGCCTGAGGTGTTCCGATTTGATGTGAAGGTGGAAGAGAACCCCACCACCGTGAGTGAGCAGATCGACTCCATGAAGACCCTGATCAGCAGCGGCACCCTTGCCCAGTGGTCGGATGGACCCAACCCAAAGATGTCGTTCTCTGATGCAATTGACATGATGATTACACTGCCGAAATCCACCAGAGAGAAGATCAAGCGCAATTCTAAGCAGATGGAAGAGTTCCAGAACAAGATTCAGCAGCTTGAGGGAGAGATCCAGAAGAAGGAAGAAGAGAACAAGCTGCGTGATAAGTTCCTCCTCTACATGGATCGTGGAGGGGGAATCAAGGCTACATGGGATATGGCATACGCCATGAGTCTGCAGATTGCAGATGCACGTGAGCAGATGAAGGCAGAGCAGGAGCAGGGACAACCGGGTGCTGCGCCTCAGCAGCCCCAATAACAGGAGATTCAAATGCCCGATGAAGTCGGAGTGGTGCCACAACAGGAAACGCTGCAGGCACCTAACACACAGTATCGTAGGCCCGCAAACCCGATGGAGCAGTTGAAGGCTAAGGCAGTGGCATCAGTGCAGGATACCATGCAGGAGTCACGGTATCCAGCACCACAGCCACTAGCCTTCAAGTATGAAGCAGATGCCCCCCAGGAAGCCACTGCAGCCCCTGTGGAGCCCGATTATCAGGAACAGGCACCTCAGGGTGCCCCAGAGATTAAAGGCAGCCCCTACGCCCGTATACGAGTGTTAGAACGCGAAAGGGAACTAGAGCGCCGCAGGTCTGAGGAGCTACAGGAACAGGTTGCTCTGTTGGCGAAGGTGGTGGACAAGTCTGGGATTCTGCAGGAAGAGGAAGAGGAAGAGGAGATTGACCTAGACCCAATCAGTAAGCTTCAGAAGGGTCAGGAAGCCATCCTGGAGCGGTTTAACAACATTGAGCAGAATGCTGCTGCTGCCCGTGAGCAACGAGTGGAGATGACGGTCAAGGAGCGGGCCAACCAGCAGATCATCGAGTTTGCCCAGAAGGCCGACCAGATCAAGCCGGGTCTTTATCAAGATGCCACAGTGCACCTGATCAACGTGAAGATGGCTGAGCTTCTTGAGGACAATGACAACATCACCGCCGAGCAGGCATCAGAACAGGTCACCAATTGGATTGCCTCCGTGAAGGCCAAGGCTGTGCGTGAGGGTAAGAACCCCGGTGAGGAATTCATGAAGCGTAGCATCCTTCATGGTTTCCAGATGCCAGCTGCATCCCAAAACAGGAACGTTTCCACCCAGAACGGGAAACCTGAAGTGGATGCTGCCCAGCGTATCGCCCGAGAGAAGGAGCGCAAGCAGAGTCTTGGTAGCATCTCTGTGGTGGGCGGGGCACCGGCGAATGACCCGATGCGTAGCACTGCCAACATGTCAGAGAAGGATCGTGTACGCACTATCATGGCCACCTATAAGGAGCGGGGATCATTCCGCAGGGGTGGAACACTGCAGGAAACGTTGGCTCATAAGATCAGGCAATAACATGGATGAACGGTATGTGCACATTGGAAGAATCTCCGAAGTACTGAAAAACATCGAGCTAGAAAACAGCAGCGGGTTGTGGTCTAGGTTGAATGACTATAAACCCCCTCCAACTGATGGATTGCGTAAAGTGGCAATGAGGAAGGCTGTGCCCATTGCTGAGGCGAGACTGAGATCTAAGATGATCCCAATCCCAAGAAATCTTGGTAAATATTTGAAAGATTGACAAATTATGTCACAAAGTGACATAATGTCCCACAGTAGGTGTATTGTGCTGTACATCCAACCAGTTTGGTTGAGGCCCCCGCAGGGGACTATAAACGCAAGTGCTCAAGGTCTTCCTTGAAGAGTCAGCTCAGACTAGATTGATGAGCAAGAATCCGACTTTTCCAACTCTTTATAGGAGACTAACAAATGAGTTCTAATGGTTTTTTGGATGTCAGCGATAATGAAGTTGTCACCCAGTTTGAAACTGGTATTGACATCGAAGCCCGCCTGAAGCTTTCCCTTCTGGACGACGAGTACGGCTTTGCTGGCGACAGCGAAGACAACCTCATTGTTCTGAAGGATGACCTCACCACGAAGCCCGGTGGCACCATCCGCAGCTACTTTGCCTATCAGATCAGTTCACGTGGTCGGGCGAAGGATGAGCAGCTGATCGGCTTCGAGGATCGTCAGCGCACCACCACGTTTGACCTGAAGGTGGACGTGCTCCGTAATGCTGTCACTAATGAGAGCCCGATGTATCAACAGTGGGTTCCGTATGATATGCTGGAAAGCTCCAAGCGGGTTCTTGGTGACTGGTTCGCCAAGCGGTTTGAGCTTGCCCTGCATGCCCACGCGGTGGGTGCCAGCATCATCACCCTCGATGCGTACACCCTCAACAACACCATCAACGCCCTTCAGAGCAAGTACATTGTCCGCCCGAATGCCAAGGCGGCTGGTGCACTCACCTCTGGTGATGTGATGGATGTTGATGTCATCAATGAGGCTCTTCTGCGTCTTGAGCTTCTGCGCCCGAAGATGCGTCCTGCGATGACCCCGTTTGGCCCGAAGTGGGTCTGCTTCCTGGCTCCTGAGCAGGTGCGTGATCTTCGCAAGTCGGACAGCGTGTGGTTCCAGATCATGACCTCAGCCATTCAGGGTGGTCAAGTTAGCGATAACCCGATCTTCACCAACCTTCTTGGTAGTGTGCATGATGTCCTGTTCTACACCTCTAACCTTGTTCCTCCGGGCCTCAACTCCGGTGGCACCAAGTTCAAGAGCAAGACTCGTCGGGCTTGGATTGGTGGCGCTGGTGCGCTGAATCTCGCGTTTGGTCGTGGTGATCGTCCGAGTGGCTATGGCATCAACCGATTCCAGTGGGACATGGACACGCAGGACTATGGCTTCAAGAAGTCTATTGCTGCCTCCACCATCGTTGGTGCGGCCCGTCCGCGCTTCACTGATCCTAAGGATTCTTCAGTGAGCGAGCATGGTGTCCTCTGCATCGAGACTTACGCCGACTACGGTTCCACTCTGACTGATGCTGATGTCTATGTGGATTGGACCGAAGCTGGTGCCACGGTGGAAGCGTAATAGGTTAACATAGGATAACAAGGAGACTATACAATGGCTGCTGACACCTTTACCCTTCCGAATTTTTCTGAACCGGCGTTGTACAGTCGGTCCAATCTGGCCCCCATCACCCGTTCCGTGAAGTTTGCACTTGCGGATATCACGGGCGCTGCGGGCAGCGCGGCTGATCCGCTTGAGACTTCTGATGTTATCAAGCTGTTCAAGCTTCCTCCGGATGTCAAGATCCTGTCTGCCAAGGCCGACTTTGGTGACCTTGAGTCCAGCACTGGTGCTTTGGAGATTGACCTTGTTGTTACCAATGGCACCACCACCAAGTACCTGTTCGACGGGCTCACCACGGTTCCGCGAGCGGCTGGCAGCGTGAATTCGGCTGATGCTTCTGTTACCGGATTTGTTCATGCATTTACCGCTAATAGTGCGATTGGCTGGGTTGTCGATAATGACAACTACTATGTTGCCATCAATGTTGTCACTGGTGCCACCGCTTCTGGGGCTGATGATGACATCTACGTTTCTGTGGCTTACACCTCAGCACTTGAGTCCAATGAGGCCACCTTCCGCACCTAAGTAGGGAATGAATCTGTGGCTCTCGGGGGTGACGTGCTTGCCCCTGAGAGCCATTTTTTGATTCCTTGACTTAGCCAGGAGGCACACCATATGTCGAATTGGGCTACAATGAAGCACCAGATCTTCCGCGACACTCACATCGACACCACCAGCACTGGCACTGCTGCGGACACCGATGTAGGTCGCGCCATCATTGAGAGCATCATGTTCAATCGAGGCCACAACCTTGGATGGAATGTTGCCCACCACAAGTTCTACACTGATGACAATGTGCAGGCATACGAACTCCCACAGGACTACAAGTCACTGTCGGGAGAGGTGTTCTACTCTTCAGTGAATGATTCTAGTATTCCCTATGGGAAGAGGATCCTGCGGTCACGTCCGATTGACTGGATCAATGAGTCAGTCACTAATGCTGTCAGCGATAGCAGCACCATCCACTATGATGTTGGCACCACCACTTGCTTTGCAATCAATCCAGCAGATAGGAAGATGTACTTGTCTCCAATTCCTGTGGGTGGACCTTGGGTGGTGGAGTTCGACTATCTGCGTGATCCTGGCACCCCATGGTTCAAGAGCGACGGCACCACTTGGACATTCTATGCGCCAAATTCAGAGGACACATTAGCTTCCACATTCACCAATGATTGGTTTGATGTGACAAAGGGTTACCATCTGATTCTGAATCGAGCTATCTATATCGTGTGTAATCGTGGGTATGGCGGCACTGAGGAGATGGCTGCTATTGGTGCAAATGCCCTCCGTATGTGGGCTGAGGAACTTGTTAGGCTTAGGGCTGAGGCAAACCGCATCGTGAGCGTGAGTTCAGTGAGGAAGAGAATCTAATGCCGGTTATTCGTCAATCTATTGGAGCACTCAGCCTTGATGCTGGGCCTAGAGATGGAGAACACCTTTGGGTGGCCCAGGATGTGCTACTGCAGGATGGTGGATATGAAAAAATGCCAGAGTGGTCGGAGGGTTACACTCAGTCTGTAACCTCTGGACATTCCTTATATGGTATCCATAGCTGGAGAGGCGGAGTCACCGGAAGGGTGTATCTGGCCACCAATGACAAGTTCTTTGAGATGACTGATTCTGGGGCCACCGATGTAACAGGATCCACCACTCCCACCAACTCCACCAATGGAGTTAAGTTTGCCGGTTATGGTGAGTGGGTTTTTGGTGCGAATGGCGTGGACAAGATTCAGACAATGAAGGTGCCGTCAGCCACTGCGTCCGCAAGCAACTTTGAGGACATGGTGTACACCACTGGTGGAGCTAAGATTTCTCCAAAGTACATTTGCTCTCACAAGAACCACATTGTTGCAGCTGACTTGACATTTATTGAGAGTTATGCGGAGATTGCCACCACCACCACTGGCGTTGGTGGGCAGTTTGCCAATCAGCCGGTAAGTGATGGTGTGGAGATCATTTCCACAAGCGCATCAGATGTGTGGACATTCATTGTTTTTGGCACCAGAGCTGGCCAGGGAGACACTTTGTATGCAGCCAGCGGAACCCTTCTTGGTCTGACCCAGCAAACCACCACATACACCGATTGGAATAAGATACTTGGGGTCACATTGACAGGGGCGGCGGTGGGCACCATCACTGTCAGAAGGGCTGCTGACAATGCAAAGATTGTGGATTTTTTGCCTGGAGATGCAGCCAAGGGTGTGTATAACGTGCCCACTGCAGACCAAGCAGGTGGTGATAGAGTTATAGATATTGTTGCATCTGCCACCACCTCCAAGCAGGTTGGAATCGTGGGCACCACTCCTGGTGGCGCTCTGTATTATGACAGCCAAGCACTAAATGGAATCACCACAGTACAGAGTAACTCTGAATTCAGGTCCATACAGAACATCCTGATTGGTGACATTGAAAACACGATCACAGTCACCACTACCAGTCATGTGTATCCAGCTGGCTATAATGACCCATATCTTGTTTGGTGGAGTGGTACAGATGATCCTGAGGGGTATGGAACAGAGGTGTACGCTCCACAGATTATTGGGAGCAGTAACCAGCCACTCTTAGACGGTGTTGGTAAGATCACAGGGGTGGCAGACGGGGGTGACTGTTTCTTTGTGTTCAAAGAGGGCAGCATCTATAGATTTGATGGACCACCGTTTCAGCCCACGGTCATTTCATATTCAGTCGGCATGAAGGCTGGGCTGTTGCCATACAGGCAAGGAGATAGGATCTACTTCTGGTCGGAGGCTGGGCTTAATTTCATTGACACCAAGAACAACCAAGTTAGTCCAACAATGACCGGGACGGTGCAACGGTCTGTGCTCGACTATGCCAATGCAAATTATGGGTCAGCTGTAGGTTCATATCCAGTGCAGAGGGTATCCACCAAGCAAATTGCCAACTGTGTCAACACTGGCACGTTGACATCCATTTCTGGCGATAGCGCAAACTCACTTATTGTGTTGATGTTTCGAAATGCGTCAAATCCCGGAGGGCATGGGTTGGTGTATCACGAGGCCACCGGGGCATTCACCATGTTCACTGGTCCGGTTGGATCAAATATGGAGTCTGTGCAGCTGGTGGACTATCGACCAGGATCTGGTCAGATTCCAGGGATCTTGTCATCGCTGCGTATGGTGTTTAAGAAAACAGCCACACTCATGTCTTGGACTAAGCCACTCCCAACTGGGTATACAGAGGCTGGCACAAGGGACGCATACTTCAGGTGGCCATTTAAGGGGTCTGCACCGGGAGGACCCACCACTAGAGTGACAAGGGTTAAGCCAATTTTTGACAACCCAGTAACCTCCGCTAGTCAAAACATGAGCATCCATGTCTGTGTATACAGCATCTCGGGTGTAGGTAAGAGCTGGTATTTGCATAGCGTGTTATCTATTGGCAATGCCACCACATCTTTGGATGGATGGATCACGGTCGATGGTTGCCCATATGCAGAGAGACATTCGATTGGGGTTAGCTTCCTGGCCAATGGAACAACATCAAGCCCAGATCCGTTAATGAGTGGGTTTGTTGGTGTTGATGTGGATGTGGTGCCCGGTGCTTCAAAAGGTATCTAATGCATAACTTCTCCACCACCGGCTACGCAGCCGATAGCGTGATGGCCAGCAACATGGGAATCATTAATCAAGGCTTCGACAATGTGTTGTACCAGCACTGGGTGAATGCTAGTGAGATGGATGATATGCAGGACGCGGCCACTCCTTCTTACTTCCTTGGATCTATTGGCACATACCCTCCATACTGGAGGCTGCAAGATGGGAAAAGCGCAGCGGTGGGGTTTTATGTGCCAAGGAACAAAGAGTGGCGGTGTGGATCATTCAGCTTGGTGGTGCATTACTCAGTGTCTGTTGGCGGTGGTGACATTTCATGGAAAGCAAGGGTCACTCCAGTGACAAACAATGCAGCCCCATCAGCCACCTTGGTGACCTTTGCGGAAAGCGCTCCCGCCACTGCAAGCGTGTTTGCATCCAAAGAGCTTATTTCTGCAGACCTGTCAGCTTCATCGCAGATTGATGCATCACACGTGGGAGTGCTTGTGAGTCTAGGGAGAGGTGACACAGACACCAACACTGGCAACATTCACATCTATGGAGTTGAACTTGTGTACAGAGAAAAGAGGCATGTGGTGGGCGACAAGAAATGATGTTCATCAGAGCGGGTGTGAATGACCTGAAGGATTGCTTGCCTTGTGCCGAGTCATTTCATAGGGTTTATGACCCGTCTGTTGAGTTCTCATGTGATGCATTTCTGCGTTACTGGGAATCCATTCTGTCCACTGGGCAAGGGTTTATGATCATGGTGGAGCACAAGGATGGTGACATCATTGGTGGGGTGGGCGGGGTGGTCACCAACTTTATGACATCTGATGTGAAGAATTGCATAGAGATGTTTTGGTGGGTGGATCCTGAGTTTAGAGGAGAGGTTGGGCTGAAGCTATACAAAGAGTTTGAGGCTGAGGCGAAAAGGATGGGAGCAGAGCGGTTGCTAATGGCATACATGCAGAACTCAGATCCTGATCGTTTGGCTAGATTCTATAAGTCCAGAGGATTCACCCCTTGGGAACACCACATGATCAAGGATCTATAAGGAGGCCAATATGGGCGACAGCACTAGTTTATGGGGAGCGGTAATCGCAGGGCTTACTAGCGCCTACGGCTCCAAGAAGAAGAAGGACGCACAGCAGAACGCCTACAAGTTCCAGCAGCAGGAGCTAGCTCGTCAGCGTCAGTATGCTGAGGAGATGTATCAGCGCAGACAGAATGCTCCCCAAGCAAAGATGGCGCGATACATGATGGAATACTACATGCCACAGATGGTGGACAGGCTGAAGAAGCACAATAAGGGCGGGGACACCTCAGTGCTGGATCGCATGCTGGCCGACATCATGGGTGGTATGAAGTCAAATGCTCAGCCTTCAGCTTCAGGGGGATATGGTGGATCGGACCCTTTTTTAGTGGGGGCGGGAATCCGCAGGGTATAACGTCTGCTCAAAAGGCGGCTATGAATGCTGCTAGAAAAGACGGATCACTAGCTTATTCTTCTGTTGGTAAGGTAGATCCTGAGATTGAAGGATATAATGGTAAGGGCTGGGATATGCCTGGGAGAACAATAGACGGAGATCCGTTCGCTAGAGAATTTACCCATAGCATGGGGAATGTAACTACGCAAACAGAGCGTGGATATGTCAGCAATGTCGGAATGCATGGAATTACAAACAATGGTGCTGGATATAGCGTAGAACAAAGAAGCCCATTACAGCAAGGCGATCTAGCAACTGGTGGCACACTAAATGTGGCCACAGAGGGAATGGATATTGGACAGATTCCACTTGGTGCGCTGAAGGACATGATGGGTTTTGGAGGGGGCAACACAGGCAAAAACTACACTCCAAGCGACACTTGGAAAGATGGTAAGTTCCAGATGGCAGACTTGTATGATTACTCAAAGATGCATCCATGGCTATGGAAGATACTCAAGGGTGCTGGTAACATGATTCTTCCTGGATCAGCTTCTATCGGAGACGCTGTTGTGCAGTATGGTGTCCCGAGAGGCGTTGGGGATGGTAAGCCAAACAATGCTTCAATACACAGAGTCCGATAAGGAGGGCACCTAATGGCCAAACGACGTAAAGGTGGGGGCGGCGGTGCCGGATCGGGCATGCCTGCTGGATACCAGGATGTAATCAGTGGAGTGAAGGACTGGAACACTAAATTTGGTGGATGGGCTGATGGTGCCATCGACTATGGCAAGAACAATGAGTGGGCACAGGGTAGCAAGGATTGGTACAATGACCAGCTGTCCGGGGGAATGGCTAATAACCCTTGGATGAGCCGACTCTATAACCAGACTGAAGGTCTGGATATGAGTCGTGGTTTAGACTACCTTGATGACTATTTGGGTGGCGGGAGTGGTGGATCTGGAAGCGGGTCAGGGAACACCGGCAGGCCAGGGTACCGACCGGCTGGAGGTGGGTATGGTGGTGGTTCAAGTTCTAGCCACAGTGGCGGCGGCAGCATCCCCGACTCCACTGTAGGCAAGGGATTCTTCTCAGAGAAGATCAACGGGCTGTTTGATCCCTCAGTGCTGGATCCTGCTAATGACCCCACCATGAAGCCCATGATCGACGCCATTCAGCGTGATGCAGAGAAGGGTTACTGGCGTTCTGCTACAGACCTCGCTAATCAGGCTGAGGGTGCTGGACGGTACGGTGGTGGACTGTATCAGGGTATGCGTCAGCAGGGTAATGAAACCTACAACAACGCCCTACAGAGCACCTTGGCCCAGCAGTATTCGCAGGCTCGCAATGCTGCGCTGCAGCGACAGATGGAAGCTCTTGGGCTGGTGAATACCCGTGACATCTCTGAGGGCCAGATCAATGCCCAACGTGATGCTGCATCCATGAGCGCGGCTGCCTCAGGTCAGGCTGCTAAGTATGGATATGATGCAGAGATGGACTCCCACAGGCTGCAGGCTATGCAGATGATGCTGGGTGCCGGTCAGTTCGGAATGCAGATGGGTGGCAACATGGCAGAACTGATGCAGAATGGTCAGATTGCAGCCAACCAGATTGGTCAAGGTTGGGCGCAAATCGGACAGCACGGTTATGATCAGGCTGGACAATTCGGACAGCTTGGGCTTGGTGGGCTGAATACTCTTGGCGGAATCTATGGAGATGCAGCTTCTCAGCGTCTTGCACAACAGAGATTTGCCGAGCAGCAGCGCCAGTGGAATGAAGGTGCAGGCTCACGGGACATCAATGATATGATCCGTATGATGACTGGATTGAGCGACCTGAGCGGGGCCAATGATTACCCCGGTTACATGCCAGGAGCTTCTGGCCCTGCTCCTGAGGGGTTCAACTGGGAGGACATCTTGGGTGGCGGACTCGCTGGAGCAGGCACCTACTTCGACAACCTACAGCGCTACCGGAACAACGGCAACAACCCCAACAGCGGCGGAGGTAACTAACCATGCCGGGATTCTTTGATTTCACAAATCCCATGGCGGAGATCAATCCTGGGGCCAACAGCCCCATGCTTGATGATGTAGAGCAGGCTGGCAGCTATGACTTCTCCGCCAACCTTCCACAAGATATCCAATCACAACCCACTGACGGTGGTGTGCCCTACAATGCCCTAGCAGCTATGCAGGGTATCCAGATGCCACAGATCCCTCAGCAGGACGAGATGGGCCGCTATGGTGTCACCCAAGAGCAGTATGGTGATGCAGGCAGGCAGTCTCTTGCTAGCATTCTACGTGGTGCCGCTGGCACCATGTTCAATGATCGTCCAGATGATGTGATGGCTGCGGCTGCAGGATCTGGAGATATCCGTCGTAATGCTCTTGATAAGGCCAGTCTTGACAACGTGAATGCCTTCAAGCTGCAGGTGGAGGCTAAGGCTAAAGAGCTAGACTTCATATCAAAGAAGACTGATATCCAGAAGCAGCAGATGGCCATTGATGCTGAGGCAATGAAGCTGGAAGACCTGAAGCTGAAGCGCAAGGTGGCTATCCAGTGGGGCAAAGAGATGGCCCCAGTGATGTCTGAGACACTGAAGAAGACCGCAGAGGCATATGGCACCGACAAGGCGGACACTATCAGGGCTGGGTTCATCAATGCTCAGTCTAAGTTGGCTTTGGGTGATGTGGATGGTGCACAAAAGATCTATGATGAAACCATTATGGAGCTTCCACATGAGTGGGCAGATAAGGCTCATGAAGATATGTTGAAGGCTTCTATTGTTGCTGCCAATAAGTTTGAACTTGGTGATCATATTGTTAATGATCCTGCGTTCATGAAGATGGTGGCCGACACTGGAGCAAGAGTAGAGCGTGATGTTGATGGCATGCCTAAGCTGGTCACAAAGTCTGAGATCGAAATTGAGAAGCTGCGTAAGCTGGCCCTACAGGAGCAGATCGCAGCTGAGAGGGCGCGGGCGGCATCATACACAAATCCCGGTGGTGGTCAGAAGGGAGTGCTCACCCAAGACCAGATCAACGCAAGGGTGCAGAAGGCCACCGCATCAGCGAGTGAATATCTTGCTCTTGTTGAGTCTAAGGGTGGAGTGTTGGAGGAAAAGGATCGACGTGAGATCGAAAAGGCCAAGGCAGAGGCGCTTGGTGATTTGGCACTGTTTGGGCTGGCCGATGCGGATCCAGTAAAGCTTCGCGCATTTGTCACCATGGATCCAATTGAAAAACAGAAGTTGCTGCAGCAGAACAGCGTCAGGGGTGGTCAGGGCGGAGCAGTGCCTTCTCTAGCCAATTCTGGCCTTCCCGGCACTAATCCGTCCAAGGGCCCCCAAAGCGTGGTGATGGCTAGGAAGGGAATGGTGGATGTTGCTAACAAGGGACCGCAAGAAAAGGCCAACGCAATTAAAGCACTAAAGCTGTCTGGAGACAAGGAAGCAATCAGGCTTATTGGCGCAGCCAAGACTGATCCATTCTTCAAGGATCCAAAGGACCTCAACGACCCGGAAAAGATGTTTCAATACCTAGCCGGTAAAATCAGACTGTAAAAGAAAGAACAATGCCAAACAACTTCTATGATGATTTGCTGTCTCTTGGGTCTGATAACGAGGAGTCTTCATCGTCGTCATCAGATTTTGGATCATTCTATAGTGATCTGACATCGCCAGACTTCTTGGATCGTGGACTCCCTACAGATGAATGGAGCCCAGAAGAGCAGAAGCAGGAGGGGTGGAATACTGATTTCTCAGATCCTTGGGACGTTAGAAATGTAGTGGGCCCGGTGGGCAAGTTGGTGTTTGGCAATGATAACCCAGTCAATAGGTGGATTGGTGGAGCCACTACTTTTGCTGGTGGTGCTGTAATGAAGGGTGTCTCTGCTGTATCTGACCTGTTTCAAAATGCGCTCAGTGAAGACCAGAAGATTACCGACAACCCAGAAGCATACACCACCGAGAGGGTGTACAACGGGATGGGTGGATTTTCTGATGTCCCTGTGCTGAAATCTACAGATGCGCTGAACACCCCAGAGGTCAAGGCAAGAAGGGCTGAATGGGAGATGTCCACTGGTGGGGTGCTGGCTGATGCGCTCAAGGCCACCAGAGATCAAACCAGAGAGTACGCTGATTTACTAGATGAAACGAGTGCCGGTTTGTCCACTAAGAAAGGCGAGCATGGCACCTTCTATGACGAGATCTCTGCCGATATCGGGCGCGGAGATGTCTGGGAGGGAGTGAAGGACACCGCAGGGATGATGATGGATGTGTCATCTAATATGGCTGGTATGGCAGCTGCTGGTGCTCTTGTGGGTGGTGGGGGGAGTGCGGCTATAGGTGCTAGCGAGATGGGTGCAGGTATGGCTCTTGGCACATTTGGTGACACCTACGCAGAACTCACAAATAATGAAAACGACTCAAGGGCTGTGGCTGTAATGGCCGCAGGCATTGATGCCCTTGTTGAAGGAAAGCTGGAAACAATCGGTTGGGAAACGGCTCTTGGCAAAGGACCAGTGGCACAGTGGTTTGAAGGCAAGGTCACCGACACGGTAAAGAAAGCTATGCTTGCCAGGGCCCTGATCACCGCACCAACAGAGGGAGCGGAAGAAGGGCTTCAGGGTATCACCAACATTCTGGCGAAGAACCTGCCCAACGTGCCAAGGGATGGGTGGGAATCCACTCTGCAGAAGATGGCCACTGAAGCGTATGAGCAGATTCCCGATCAAGTATTTGTTGGCGCTGTGTTCGGTGGTCTTCTTGGACCCATGGTGGCTGGTCCACAGCAGGCTGCCAAGAGGCTTGCCGCAAAGGACATTGCTGCCCGGTTTGGCAATCTACAATCAGATCCAAAGGACAAGCTGGCTGGTGCCATTGATAAGGCCCCTAGCGAAGAGGCAGCCAAGACAGCGCTTGTGGATGCAGTGGAGAAGGTGTCCACGCTGGCGGGTGGTGGTGATCTTTCATCCATCAATCTAAATCCAGATGAAGAGAACTCAGTCACCGGAGTGTCTAACACCGGCATGCCGTTTACCTCAGGAGAGGATATCTTCTCTGAGGCTGGAGGTGATGGAGTGGCTGTGGACCCCACAGCAAAAGGACCTATTGGGTCTGATGCTGGCAATGGGTTTGTTTATGCCCCAGGTGGTTATAGGGTAAGGGTTTCTAAGGTCAGCGCCAACGGTGGAATCATGCTGGAGAAGAGGAGCGAAGCCGGAAGTCCGAGCGGTTTCTACGTTGGAAAAAACGGAAAACTGATTGATGCTGGATCAATAAATTTTGCAGATCCGAAATCGCTTAGCTTGGTGTGGACTCCATCTTCTCCTGCAGAGCAGTCTGCTGCTGAGGATGTGTTGCGTGAGGCAGCAGTTATGGATCGAGCAGACCCAAGACGCAAAGAAGTGCTTGGTCGATTGGCTGGTATCGTGTCTGGGAATGTTGGCACTGCAGCGGTAACAGATCCATCCAAGCCCAAGAAGAAGAAGGGTATCAAGATTGATCCCACCCAGCTGGACACCCTTGTAGATCCATTTGAGACAGAGGCAAGGAAACTGGCTATCTGGGCCAGTGCTGTAAAGTCTGGAGAGAAGGCCGCCGATGACACCATCAAGGATGTGGTGCAGCAGCAGGAGCAGGAACGGGCGGCCATTGCTAACTCAGTGAATGAGTCCGATGTGGATGCTGCAGGTGAGCGCATGATGGCCGCTATTGAGCAGATCGGCCAGGAGCGTCAGGTGCAGCTGGAGTCTGTGAGCACTCTTGCACAACAGCTTGTGCAGATGCAGCAGGGGGCACAACCCCAGTGGAACGGCCAACAGGGGGAGAGCGCCGTAGCCATTGGCGAGCCTATCAATCTAAGCACCCAAGAGATGGCCGCTGCTATCCAGAATAAGGCTGCAGAGGTGGGGGTGGAGATTCCTGAGTCTGCAGTGGTGGATCCGGCTGGGTTCGACTGGCAGGGATGGATCCAAGAAGAGGTGGAGATGGCCAAGGCCACCGCCAGAGAGGGACTAAAAGGCCCAGCAGAGGCTATTAGAGCCTCGATCTCCCTTGAGCCTGACCATCCTATTGCCCAGCTTGCTTCCGCGCCTCCTGCGCCCACCAGTGGCCCCACAGGGGCATCACAGGCTCAGCCTTCAGTGGCTGCACAGGTGCCGCAGTCGAACACGTCTAAGGTGCTTGCGGCATTGAAGGCGGCAGGATCTAATCGCAGGGCTAATGTATCCAAGGATCTTCTGATGGTGGGTAGGTCCACCATGATTGAGCAGTTCCGCACCATTGTCAACAATCAAGTCAACAAGCTGTCTTCCACTGCTAATGTGCCCAATGACTTGAGCTATGACAAGATGGTTGAATATCTAAGGAAGTCTGTTCCTAAGATGTCAGACAAGGCGTGGAACTCGCTTCTGCCCACTATTAGCTACAATGTGGCAAAGATCGAGTCGAATCTAAAGAAGCTGGTGATGAATGTTGATCCTGGGAAAGCCAAAACCACTAAAGAGTCTGTGCAACATTTGTTGGTGGCCCTTGAGAATGACTTGCTCACACAGAACACTAGCGGACTATTCGCCACTCCATCCACAAAGACAGTGCCAAACATTAGGGCGCTTAGCAATGTCACCCGCGACATGAAGGCAGATGAAAGCACTCCAGCCCTATATAATCCATTTTCTGGAAACAAGCTAGTCAGTTGGGTCAAGACAAAGGCATATGAACTTGCTCAGCTGGCAGCAATCGGCCCAGAGGACGCTGACCAGCGCAGGGCTACGGTGGACAAGGCGTTGGATAGCTACAAGTCTGCCGAAGCTATCCTCCCACAGATCAAGCAGATCATATTTGAGGTGTGGCAGTCTGCTCCAGATACTCTTGTAGCCAGGATGGGAGATGCCATTAGGAATGGCCATGATGCTGATGTTAAGGGTTTAGCAAGGATGGTGGCTGAGCATGTGGCCAGCACCGGAATGTACTTGGATCTACATGATGGTATTGCCACCAACGATTCAGCTGCGGAGTTCTTTGGTAAGGCCCTGATCAACACTGCACAAGGAGTGATGAGCCCTTGGTCAATGGAGAGGGCTGCCAGGGAGCAGGGCATTGACGAGAGTGTGGTGAGGGCTATGTCCTCAGCATTCAATGCCATGGCTGAACGATGGGCAATGAACAATGACAAGTCTGTGATTGAGTGGTGGGACAGGCTGGCAGACAGGGTGGACGTTCGCACATTCAAGGATTCCAATTTGCGCGGTTGGGCGTTCTCTGAGACTCCAGGACAAACATATTGGAATCGGCGGATGATTGGAATGACTGGAGCCAGGAATTTCGCTGGCGGAATGATCTCTCTGTTTAAAACCACCCCTGGAGGATTCCTTCCAAAGCCCAGGGTGTCCACTATTCTTCATGAAAGCATCCACACCCTCTTCATGAGCGGGCTGATGTATGAGATGCTAGACCAAAACGGAAGAGATGCGATGGCACGTCTTGCCAAGGAGCCTCTGTGGAATGAACGTGGTGACCCACTGGATATTTCATCAAAGGCCCATGAGTATCTTGCTGTCGGTTTTGAGAAGTTCATTCACACCAACAGGGCACCAAACCATGTCCTGAAAGCTGCATTCGAGGAAATCAAGCAGTGGTTTAGTAAGTGGGTGAATGGATGGATTGGTTATGCTTTGGTCGGGCATGGCACTGTGCAGAACTCAGCGGAGGTGCCTCTGTATGGCTCTCCGGTAGACAACATATATATTGCTAATGGAGATATCACCCTAGATGGTGGGATTGTGCGGGCATTCTACCAGCTCATGAATGCTGAACCTGATGGATCAGAGATTGCTTACATGCCGTCTGGATTGTCCATTGCTGCAGAGAAGATCATTGAGGCTAAGACTGGGGTGAAGGCTGCTGGACTGTTCACTAAGGTGCAAGCTAGCGAATCCATGGTGGCTCCCGACAACACTCCCGGTTGGAACATCCACAAGGGCACCATCCCCACCGAGTCAGAGTGGCGCGGCATGCTTGGCCTCACCAATGATGATGACAATGGCACCCACACGCAAGAGACACTCATGAACATGGAAGAGGATCGCCAGCGCATGGGTGAACTGTCCAAGAGGGTGGTGGAGCAGGAGAAGGCTCAGGCTAGTGGCAAGATGCCATCACCTGTCAGGAACACCATTGAGCAGGCGTCTGCTGCGGTGCAGAAGGCACTGGCCTCAGAGAAGCCGCTGGATGATTCATCCATCTATGATCCGTTCATGGATAACATGATGGATACTGTGATGAACAGCGGCAAGAGCGGATACAATTCAGGCAAGAAGGTGGACCCATCAGACCCAGAACAGGTGAAGGGACTTGTGCGGAACTTTCTCTTCAAGATGAACTCATGGAGCCACCTTGCTGGCACCAAGGGTATCGTGTATGCCACTGCTAAGGTGGCACGTGAGGCACTCGCCACCGGCACACGACAGCTGATTCGAGCCACCAAGTTCTATGAGTCACAGCTGGGTAACTTCATGGCTCCATGGGAGCGGCTGTTTGAGTCTCTGGATCCCGTCACTGATGAGCAGATCGCCAATGTTCGCAACTCCACTGCTGGATCAGAGTCTGACAAGCAGAAGGCGGTGGATGCCTACATTCTAGAGCGCAAGAATTTAAACATGGGCCAGAAGGCGATGATGATCAACAACTTCCATTCTCTTGGGAAGCTTGCTGACAAAGTGGCAGAGAAGCGACCGCAGATCTGGGACGCCACCATTAATGGGTGGCGTGATATTCCTGGAGCCAAGAGCCACATGGAGATCCAGACTGAATTCAGCCAGATGCTGGAAACCTACTGGAAGAATAGCCCAACAGCGCAGTCACAGTACAAGGACTGGTATGCATTCCATGAGGCTGCCATGCGTGACCTAAGGGCTTGGATGTTCTCTGCCCGCCAGTTTGAGCTTCAGGAGAATGAGAAGGAAGCTGATCGCCAGTATGACAAGGCAGTGGCGGAGCGCGAGAGGAAGATCCAGCTGGCCCAGGATGCATCCAAGACAGAGCCCGGCGCTGCGTACAAGGTGCTCGATCAGAAAACCTATCCTGAGGTGAAGAAACCGAAGGTGCCACGCACCACAGAAGAGGGCAACCACTGGGCAGAGAGCGTGAAGTATCTGATGGAGGCCCGCTATGGGAAGGATCTATCCATGTTCAAGGTGGCTGCTGCCGAGCTTACTCAGTGGGAGAACCACATGGTGCTGGATCCGTTGCTCGCTTCCAATATGATTTCAGAGAAGGAATACAGCGACATGATCGCTAAGGGCAAGTCTCACATCCCGATGTACAGGGTGCGAGATGCCATCACTAAGTCAGGAATGCTGAATCCTCGCATTGATGATAACACCTACAAGGTGGTGGACTACCTGAAGCACGATATCAGCATGAAGTCTGAGGACCCACTGAATGCGATGTTGCTGAAGGCGGCTGCAATCCAAACCCTCACCTACCGTCAGGCTGCAAAGAATGCCCTTGGCATGAGGATTCTGCAGGACATTAAGTGGTGGGATGGTGACAATCCAGAGTCTGGTGTGTCCATCTTTGTGGATAAGAAAGAGGTCACCAAGGAAGAGTACCTGGAGCTACAGAAGGATCCCAACAACGTGCTCACCATGACACAGCGATTCAAGAAGAATGCCAAGGGAGAGCGCGTGGAGTCTGGTCATAGCTTCTATCACCATGTCCCTTACACTGGAGAGGACATGAAGGCTCAGCTGAAGCATGTGCTCAACTCAGAGCGGGCTAAGGCTAAGTATGGCAACCTCACACCTGAGCAGCGAATCACTAAGTATGAGCAGTCTGTATTTGCCTTCTTCCCCGAGCCGGGTAAGGCTATGTATGTGTTGATCACTGATCCTGATCTGCAGAAGGCGTTTTTCTACATGAACAATCCACAAGCCATGTATGCTAACAGTATCAGAGGAAGGTTTGAGCGTCTGATTGATGAGGCTCTGCCGATGGATGAGCAGTCAAGCGCCGCAGAAAAGGTGGCTCATTATACAGCCCGCGCTGTGTCAAGTGGATACTTTGGATTCAACAAGGTGGCACGTGGACTCATGACATCCAATCCCTCATTCATCTTCAACATGATGCCACGTGACGCTCCGGTATCTGTGTCTCGTTCGCGTCATGGACTGCGATGGAGAGATGTACCGGGTCAATTCCTTCAGGCCACCGCCCTTCTGTTCCCGACTCTTAGGGAGTTGGATCCTGGCAAGTATGTCAATGCGGAGGATGCTGCAGATGGAATTGCCACGTTCTCTGGGCTGGCCGCTGCGGATTTGGATGGAGCACTTAGTGCTGATGTGATGTCTTCTATCGTGCACACTCGCGGAGAGAAGATGACTAAGGCTCGCACCGGAGACTTCATGTCTAAGGTGAAGCTGATGTGGAATGACTTTGGACAGTTCATGGCGCGAGAAGGAGTCAACTTGAATCCTGCTAGAATCTGGTCACAGACAAAGCGCGGCAGGAACATTGGAAAAAACCTGATGATGATCGCGTCTTCACCTCTAGATATCCCAAAGGGTGTTGGACAGTTCATTGGCACCATCTTTGAGAATGCAACCCGGCTTGCTGAGCGGTCGCTCACGATGAAAGAAGATATGTCTCAGTACCCCACCCTTGTTCACCTCTATGATCCAAAGAAATCAATCAAGGGTAAGCTGCTTGCTGGATTCACCGGCACCGAGCACCGCAGGAAGTGGGAGGCCGCCAAGGCCAAGTTGAAGGTGGACCCCGCCCACAACGTGCCACAAGATGCACTGCCGGTGCAGGTGGATGCCACAGAGCGTGACTATTCTATGGCACACGTGACCCTCAACTTCCCGCAGAAGGGATACCTCACCACCTCTATTAACCAGCTAAGCTTGTTCAACAATCCTATGCACCAAGACTTCTACACCAACATGTATGCTATTACCAAGCATCGTTGGGCAAAGAAGGCTTTGGCATATGCACTTGGGAAGGATTACATCCCAGCCGCCAATCAGGCACGCATGGATGAAGCTGCATGGAGATGGATGTATAAGAGCTTCTTCTACACCACACTGCCCGCTGCAGCAATGATGCTTGCTTATGGCACTGGTGATGATGATGACTCCCTTGAGTGGCAAGCACAAACATTCATTGAGAAGATGTCCTACTTCTGGCTTCCCACCAACAAACTTGGTCTAACAAAGAAACCGTTCCGCGTGGCCACTGGTCTTGGACTTAACAAGATGCTGTTCGCTGACCTGCCTATGGCTGCATGGTTGTCTATCTCCGGCAAGGATAAGAGAGCAGCAAACAAGTGGTTCAATAGGTTCTGGGAGAACACGCCGCTTGGTATGGGTATGTCATTGTACTCCTCCATGGCAAGCAACACGCCCGGCACTGTTGGTGAAGCGCTTGGTGGCCAGGGTGGTGGGTGGATCGGTGGGCTGCAGTCTCTCGCCACTGACACCGTGCCGCTTGCGGCCCCAGAAAGCGTGAACCCGCTGTTTGAGTTGGCCATCAACAAGGACAAGTTCAGGAACAAAGAGATCAAGATGCCTGAGGCTATCTACAATGAGGATCCCACTGAGATTCAGAGGGAGAAATACAACCTCCTTGTAAACACTGTCACCAAGAAGCTGGATTTCCTTGGGCTGCAGCCTGCACAGGTGCAGTATCTGATCACTCGCTACTTCCCTGGATCCGCTAAGTGGATTCCTGGGACAGCCAACAAAGCTATGGAAATGGTGGCTCAATCGGGACCCACCGGAATGCCAGAAGATGTGCTCGCCTCCAACTCCCCTGTGGCTGGGCAGTCTCCTGGGTTCCTTCCCCGTGTGTTTGCCAAGCCTTCATGGGGCATGGGCAACGAGTTTGTGCAGGACCTACTGCACACCGCCAGAGAAGCCACTAAGCAGAAGAACAGCTATGATGGCATGGTGGAGTCCCGCAGGCCAAGTTACTTGGCTGAGCATCCACTGATCCAAAATGACATCTTCTATGGCAGGGAAGGTGCAGATGGATACAGGAGTGGCGGACTGAAGGATGTGTCCGCAAGGATCATCAGCCAGAACAAGGCCATCAATGAGCAACTGAAAGCAGGGAAGATTGATGCCACTCAAGCAGCAGAGTTGCAGAAGGCGTACACGCTTATGGCAATGGAGGCCATGAGGAATATCATCACGCAGCTAGGGGAGTAGGATGACTTATGAATGTACTTCAATATGCAGGTCTTGCAGTCACTGTGGGGTTGTTCTTTGTTACCCACTTCATCACGCTGTTCAAGTGGATCAATGCAATGAGTGATTCAATCAAGGAGGTCACCATCAAGATGGAGGAGCGCACCAACGCCATCATGAGCGACTTAAGGAAGGTGAATGCATCACTTGAGGCATTAGCCACTGCCGGTATTAGGATTGGTAATGTTGAAAGCCGAGTCACCGACCATGAGCTTAGGATTCGTGTCATCGAGCGTGATGTTGCATTGTTCGTGAATGTTAGAAAGGAGAATGGTGAGTAAGATTATGAAAAAATGCAGCAAGTGCGGTGTCGAAAAGCCACTAACAGATTACGGTAAAAACACCTCAAGCAAGGACGGCTTAAGACCAAACTGCAAGGACTGCAAAAAAAGCATTCTTTCTGATCTTATTGACTACCTCAACATGTATGACGGCGAAAGCCATGGAGGGTTCGTTGCGAGCCTCTACAAAAGCAATCAACTTAATTAAGGAAGTTGAGGGTTGGAGTGGCAATTGTTACAGCGATGGGGGTGGGTATAAAACCATAGGCTGGGGACACTTGGTTGACAAAGATGAATACTGTCCAGATCAAATAACCGAAGCGCAGGGAGAGAAGTATCTTGCAGATGATATTGCAGATGCAGAGTTTGCAGTGAGAAGCACTGTGACCGTGCCGCTGAAGCAGCACCAGTTTGATACCCTTGTGAGTTTCCTGTTCAACATTGGTCCCACCAAATGGGCTATTAGCGACACGCTGAAGATCCTGAATGCAGGTGAGTACCATAGGATCCCTGCTCGACTGATGATGTGGAACAAGATCACCAAGCATGGTGTGAAGGTGGAGGATGAGGGTCTGATCAACCGTAGATTGAAAGAGGTCAGACTGTGGCTAGGAGAGTAACGCTACTAGATCTAAGAAGGTATATGAAGAAGTGGCAGCACAAACTTAGACTACAGGATTGGGAGATGAGAATTGACTGGGCAACAGAAGCACAGATGGCAGACAGACTTGGAGAAGACGGGGACTGCCAAAGGTCTGGTGACATTGCAAAGCAAGCGGTGGCATGCACCGATGCATCCACTGCATATCAGTTGAATACATCGTTTCTAGAGAACAAGAAGAACAGGATCCTTGTAAAAAGGAATCCAGACCTGATAAAGAAAGAGGCGGAATCAATTGTTCTTCATGAGATGCTTCATGTTCTTTTGTGGCACATGGCACCAGATGATTCAGATGCAGCAGCCACAATTATGCTTGAGCAGGTTATCAACACACTAGAGAAGGTTATTATGAATGGAGACAAAGATGCTGCGGGGTGAGAAGAAGCAGAGGGCTCCCCGGCTGTGGAGCCAGAAACAGAATCAGCTGAGAAAGTTGAGGGACCGTGAGCGTGAACAAGAGCAAAAGGAATTGGAGGGAGGAGGGTCCTCCCGCGTGGGTTTGGCCTTCAGGGGTCACCCTGTACGCATTAGCAGAGAGGATCTTGGGGGGATTTAAGATAGGACAGTTCTATGAACTCACCACCAACCCCAATGGGAACTGGATAGTTCCGTTCATTGGGGTGGTGATGACAGGGTTCATTAGCAACAAGTGGGTCAAGGGAGTGAATGAGCGCAACGTGGACACTAAGTCAGAGTCTGTGACTGTTACAAAGGAAAGCTCTACCCTTCCCCAATAATCTGTACAACAGGCTTCTTTGCATCAGTGAACATCTTCACGTAGTTTCTGGTGGTGGATCCTCCGGGAAGAGTAAACAGAATGTCTGCCCTGTCCACAAGCTTCTGCCCTGACATCAGTACATTGGGCATCTCGATCTGATAGGCAGCCTTCTCCCCGATTAAGGATCCACCACCAGTGCCAGTGACAATCACCTCCATGGCTCTATACTCCTCAAGGTGCATAGCCACATTGTTCACCCACTTGTCAGTGGCACGCAGGTTGGTGCCTCCCACCACCGCAATCTTCTTTGTGACCTTCTTGGGCGGCATTAGAAACCCACCCCAATCCCCACCCCAGCGTACACCCCCACATCATTCACCTTCTCATTGGTGGGTAGAGTGGTGGCGCTGTAGTAGATTCCTCCCCTGCCCCTAGTCCACAGCGGACCCAGCCTGAACAGGTCAGCCTCCACTTCCAGCTTCAGGCTCATGCGTTTCTCTGATTCGCTGTTCAGTGCATACTCTCCCCACAGAGTGGCATACCTGGACTTGCCCAGTTCGGCCAGTCCAAGGGCTGCAGGGGTGAAGGTGAGCTTAGGTTCCCCAGACTCCTTATTTGTCTCCACCACCACCAACCCTCCCCTTGGGGCTGTAGGAATGTCCCACCTGCCAATTGTATAATGCCCCTCAGACGCATCAGGTTGGCTTGAGACGGGCGATAACACCTGAAGAGGTACACAGGGTAGGGTCACCACCTGTTCGCCCTTCCTGGGGGCTTCTGGCTTGAGTATTCTGGGTGCAGGATGATGGTGGTAGATGCTGGCCACCCCACTGATTTCCTGCCCCTTGATCCATAGCACCACCTGCTGATACCCCACAAGCAGCAGAAGCGCAATCAAAGCGTAAAATAGAATCTTATTCTTGATTGACAATTTGTGTCACCCCCTAGTCATAGTAGCACTCATTGCATGATGCTTGAAATGATGTGGTCCACTTTCCGCATTCGGAACAGCGCTTCCAGTCGGGCAGATAAGACACCTGCTTCCCTTCATCATACTCATTCTGGATGGCAACAATCATGTTGAATGCTTTCCTTGTCCATGGGTTCTTGTATTCCCAGTATCCACCCGGAATGCTCACCCATAGCGTATGTCTTCGTAGCCTAAACGGGTTGGTGCCAAACCCAGACAGCATCGTTTTATTCACAATTTCTTCACCGTCAGCTACATCACTAAATGCCACCTTCATAGCGGATGCATCATTTGAGTTCAAGAACACTGTTCACCCACCCCCTTAGTTTCTCTGTGTCAGGCTGCTTTGTCGCCACCATTAGCTTCCCCTTGTCCCGGCTCCACATTCTGAATGTTCCATATTGAAACGTGGGGGTGGCTGTGCCATCATTCCACTTAGGCATAGCCTCTCCCCCCCATAGCCAATCACCCTTCATCTTGCTCAGTGGGTGTAGAATGCTGTACACCTCAGGTCCATTGTCCACCCACACCACCTCCACACCGTAGGGCACCCTTTGGAACAGAAGCTCAATGGCCCTGACAGATGGATCTTTAGACATCATCCTTTCCAAATGTGTATGTGTAATAGTCATCCAACACCTTGGCTGTTGGTTTGTCATCTTTGTCCGTGGACACAAAACTGCATGGCGGTAATTGGCTGCTGAAAACAGGAGCATTCCACCATGGAGAACTCAGAATCTTCTTCCAATCCGCTACATTCATGATGCCATCTTCAACATACATGATGGGCTTCTTTCCGCTCAGTCCCGTGTCCCTCCCCATCTCCTCAGCATTGGCCACCATCAGGCACACATAGTTGATCACGTCAGCTGCCCTGCTGGCTAGAGACTCACTGGGTTCCACGTCTGGATTCACCACAAAGCTGGAGATCCCCCTCACCTGCTTCATGAAGTGAGTGAGGCAGTTCTGCAGCTGATTGGTGCCTACAAACTCTGAGTCAGACGCAAAGTTCCTAAGCACATTCTGGTCACCTGCGGTGTAACTGATCCTCTTCTTATCCTCCACCTCCTTAGCCATGGCTAGTACAGCTTCTCTGATTTCTAAGTAGCGACCTAGTTTCACGGCACCTCCACTGTTGAGTACACTTGAATATTCATTTAATCTCCTTTAGCGCCCATGTGGGCACAAAGTATGCTGGTTTGTTAAAATTGCCATAGTCCTTCAGCCACTCTGGATTCTTTGCTTCCTTGCCACTGATCCAACCCACCACCTCAATGGCCCCAGGGGGCATCCCCCTAGACAGGATGAATGTCTCATGGTCCTTGTCATTGCTCCTCACAATCAGGTCCCATGTGGGGTTCTTACGGTGCCTCACCTGCACACCTCCTTCCAGATCTGGCACTGACCTGAATGTGTCCACACTTCCTGTCCAACTTACACCAAGGGCCTTAGCCACTGCAAGCTCACCAACACAACCAATGATGTGTGGTGTAAATTCCTCCAGCCACCCATCCTTCTTGCTGAGCGTGTCCCTGCCACCCTTCTTGATGCTAGACACCTGCCTTGCATTGGCCACCTGCACACATAGTGACCATTCGTCTGGGTCGATGGTGATGTATCTACTCACTTCCAGAACTCCCACCACCTCTTGCGCTTCTTCACTGGTGGATCAATGTGCGTGTTGGATGGCGGCTGCTCCACTGGCACTGCAGGTGACGGGTAGATCTGAGTCCACCCAGATACACCAGACAGGTCAGATGTCATCATCTCCAGCACCACGCTGCCCGATAGATACCTTGGAGTGAGTGGACCATATGATCTGATCTGCTTAACTGGCGAATCCAAAAGGCTAGTGTACAGTCCAAAGTATTGTAGCACAAGCATGTCATTTTCAATCCGCATCACACATGATGAATCATCCTGCTTCTGGCGCACCCTCACTGAGCAGTTGGTGGGGAGGTAGCCACCACCTCCAATCATTGTGGGGTCATCGGACTCCACATACCCTATCAGGCATGGCGTGTTGCCGTTGATACCCCTTGCATAGAAATGGGCCACTGGTGATGGTGGATGATTCTTCCACCTCCCCCTGATCAGTGTCAGCTTCGATCTTAGCTTCCATGGCTTCCATGTGTCGTCCACTGCAAGCTCAAATACTTTCTTGTACAGCTCATAGTTCATTCCACCAGCCACCCCGCTGTATGCCCATCCAGAGTTTCTAAGCATTGGCTTCCAAGACGAGAGCTTCGTGAAGTCCTTGGTGCGACCAGTGGTGTGATACTGGCACACAAAGTGGAGGTCAGGAAACCCGGTGTCAGAAAAGTCATGTCCAGTGCCACGCATCCCAATGAGTCCATGCTTTCTGTATCCCAGACCCATACATAGCGCATACCAAAAGAAGCTTGCCAAATTCTGTTCGATGAGTGACTTTAGTGTTTCATTGTTGGTGTTGTGATAGATTGCTGTCCATCCAGTAATGGCGAAGTGATGGTAGATGGGGCTAGTGCATTCTGATCCCCACAAGCCTACCTCATCGCGCTCTTTCTGCAGCCGGACAATCAGTTCCTTCTCTAGCCCAGGAGACAGCTGTCCATGGATAGCTGCATCACATCCAGCCTCAAGGAGAAACAAGTTCTGACTACCCTGCATCTCCTTAGGTCCATTGGGCACAGGATGGGTGCGCTTGTTTACTTCTGTCTCCACGGGCTCCGATCCGCTCCTATCTCCACCCAATAGCCACTTGTTCAACCATGGCATCAACACTTCTTCTCCATTACCCATTATACTTCTCCCATAGAATCCTTGATGTCATTGAACATTAGCAGGAACCTACGTACATGGTCTGGACTAGATGTGTGGAATGTCACACTGTTGCCATGCTCTTCAATGAGGCACTCTGTCATTGTATATCCACAAGTGCTGAGTTTCACGTGGGCGCTTTGTAAATCCTTCTGTCCAATCCATAGCTTGATGTTTGAGATGATGCTTTTAATCATAGTGCTCCTTATGTTAGTGATTGTGTTACTTCGTCTCCGGCAGCGGGATCGGCGGGACCATGAGCCACATTCTCGGGCCGTTGCCGATCTTGTCAGTTTCGCTGATCGACCACCCCTGCTCGTTCAGTATTGCCGATTCGTTCTCTTGCACCCACTTCGGCACCATCCCCTCTAACTCCGCGACCCTCGCCCGCAATCTTTCGATCTCCTGATCGCGGGTGTCGGAAAGCATCTCGGCCTTGAGCTTACGGAGCGTGGTCAGTTGCTCCTCCGCGAGCAGACGCAACCTGCGAAGCTCCTGCTCGCGGGGAGCGGCGGCGTCGTAGAACCCTTGAGCGTACCCAATCGCCTCATGCGTTAGCTGCCCACTACCAACTGTGCCTAGGCCGCAAGCAACTCGGTACACTTCCGCCGCCTCTCTCGCCTCGCGCTCCAGGTCGGTCATGGAATCTCCTCGTCCATCGTGAGTAACTCAATTTTCGGCAGACAGAAGTAATGTTTGATTACGTCC